AGCCGCTCGCCGAACCCGTTCACGGCTGCGAGCATTTCTTTCTTCGCTTCCTGGATGTGATCAATTACCGCGATACGACTGTCGTCGACCGACTCTTTCAGGGACCGGAGGTCGCTCTGCGTCGCTCCGAGTTCCTTGTGGAGTCCCGCCCGATCGTGCTCCGACTCTCGCATTCGTCCCTCCAGATCGCGCACGCGCGCTTCCCGGTCTGTGGTGCTCCGTTCCAACTCATTGTATTTCGTGCCGACGTTATCGATGTCCGCCTTGAGCGCGCTCTTGTGCCGCGAAATGACGCCGTACTCGTTATGCGTGAGCAGTTCGTAATCGTGCTTGCGCTCGCGCTCCTCTTTCTCGATCGCGTCATGGCGTTTCTTCCCTTCATCCTCGATGCGCCGGTATACGGGTTGGAGCAGGATCTTCCACACCGCGGCGACGGAGCCCAAGCCAGACAACGCGAAGAGCGCCACACAGACCGCGAGCCACCCGCCTAACGTGTGGGGCAGCCAGCTATCCTCGATTGGCGGGACCGTGAGCGCCGCCAACACGATCATGAGCGTCATCGTATCGAGTGGCATCATCCGAGTCCCAGATCTTCCCAGCCGACTTCGCTCACCACGCTCTGCGCGAGGAGGGAGCCGCCAGCACTGTACATCTCCACATACGACTGAAACGTCGCGTTCGCCGTGCCGGTGCCGACGATGTGACCGAGCATGCTGTGCGTGACCGCGAGCGCGGTGGCTGCGCCGACGTCGTTCACCCGCCAGTACGTTCCGGTCGTGGGACGCCAATAGCATTTGTACGTCGCGCCAGTTGGCACGGTGTGCGCGACCCACGTAATGTCGAATTCATCAGTCGGGTCAGGCACGGGCGTGATTGACGGCGCATCGATCGCGGGGCCCGCGAACGCGGTGCCTTCCGGGATATTCACATACAGCACCATATCGAGCCCGCCGGTGGTCGAGGCGCCGAAGCCGCACTGTGATGAGCCGCTCCCGGGCGTCGGCTTCGCGAACGTCCACTCGCTCCCGCTCGCCACGAATGCGAAGGGATCCGCGCCCGAGAGTTTCGTCACCGGTGGGTTGACACCAGTCCACAGGAGCTCGATCGCGGGACTCAAGTTCGATCCCGCCGCACTTGCGGTGATCTTCACCGTGATTTGCGTGTCGCTCTCGCTAATGACTTCCGGCACCATTGTGATGTTGCCAGCCGGGCCACCACCCGTACCCGCAAAACTCAGCCAGCGCTTGTACGCGCCCGCTGGGGTACCGCGGCAATCGAGCGTCGTCGTCCCGTGGCCGCCCTCGAGCGTGTGCTGGATGCCGACGACCGCGAGGTCTTGGTAGTCGTCGTAGTGCACATCGTTTGCGAGGAATCGGCAGAGATCATTGATCGACACAAACCACAGATAGGGCGATTCCATCGTGTGCGTGATACCGGGCTCCCCGAGGTCCGCGACGATCGCATCCCCGAGCCGCGTGGCTTCGGCCGCTGTATCGATGTTGGACGTCGCGGCTTCCGTCACCTCCATCCAGCGCCGGTGGAAGGCGGCAATGCTCGCGGCGTTCGTTCGCGTGATGCTCTGAAGCAGCCCCAGCACCAAATCGGAATAGTTGATCGTGACAGCGTTCCGGACGTTGTCGTCACTGATCTCCGCCTTCGGAATTGCCGTGTATTCGTCGGGCCCGAAAGTCCAGTCTGGGTCTGTCTTTGTGCGCGGCGGTTCCGCAAACACTAACACGGGGTCGACGTCGCCATCCGTCAGGAAGAGATAGCGGAGATCGAACCCGATCTGGAGCGCGAGCGCGCGGACCGCGTCCATGACGTTGGTTTTGTCCTGCGTGTAGGGATGCAGGAGCCAGGCGGGATCGACCGGCGTGGAGATCACGGGCGCGTATGGCACGCCATTGTCGTTGATGATCCCCTGCATAACGGCTTGCACCGGAGCGCCGTCGGACGTGCCATAGTTGCGCAACGTCTCAATTTCGGTGTCCTGCAGCCACGCGCCTCGGTCGCGACACCGCAGCGTGAGCGTGCCGGCATCGCCGCCCGGGTCCGCTCCATCGATCTTCCCGTCAAAGACGCGCTTCCAATGACCGGCCGCGCTCACGCCGGCATCGACCGTCGCGGTGAGAATGCGCAGCAGCCGCGCCGGGTTGAGGAGCGGCACGTACGCGCCAGCACCGTTCCGATTCGCTGCGCTCGCGGCGATTTGCGGGGCCAGGCTCACCATGCCGCCTCCGACGATCTGTTCCCGCACGAGTGTGATGCGGGCCGTCGCAACCGGCTCGTCGAGCGTCGCGCCGTACTCGATACTCACGACCCAATCCGCGCCGAGAAAGTTGGTGAGGTCCCGCCAGACGCCATCCGAATCCAGCACCCAGACCGCCGCATAGATGTTGAAGGCGGCAGCCCCGGCGCTGGCTCGGTCTCCAGCGCCGATCGCGCGCGTCATGCGGGTTCCATCCAGCGCATCAGACTTCGCTCACCGTGATCTGCGGGACGCGGAGGTGCGAGTGCGTGGCGTCGAGGTTCGCCAGGAACGGCATTGCCGTGACTTCCACGATCGCCGTGATGGCTGCGCCATTGATCGCATCGCCCGTTACGGCCACGGGCGCGACCGCGACCGCGGTCACGAGCGTTTCAGAGGTCGCGACATCCATGGGCGCGAGCGTGAAGCCCCAGGTGCGTTTGCGTGCGCGCCGGGAGCTCCGGAGACCGCCGTTGAAGGTGGTGACGAGCGCGCCCACGAACCGCGGTGATCGTTCGCCCGCGTCCGTGACTTGCACATCGTAGCTGACCCCAGCGATCGAGAGAAACGCCATGGGCTAATGATTCCACACGTCGGAGGCCTTGCTCACATCGCCCGTCAGGGAGCGTGCCCGGATCTGTGCTTCTGTCTTGAGTTCATCGAACGCCTGCGGAATCGACTTCGTGCGTGCGTCCACGTACACATCCCCATTGATGACCGTGCCGCTCCCACCGCCCGCGAGCGCGCCGGCATAGCCGCCGTAGTTCATCGGTTGCGGGGTCTGCACGAGGTACGTGAGATAGTCGAGCGTGGCTTTGAAGCCCTGCGGAACGTTGTTGAGCTGTTCGGCGGCAGCTGCGGCCGCGTCTCCGAGCTGCGCAATCGAGTCGGCGGTCTGACCGAACTGCATCGCTTCGAGTCGCTTCCGGACCTGTGCCATTTCGTTCGCCGAATCTGTCAGCCCAGCGGCGTACGTGAGGAGACTCTTCCCGGCATTCTCGATGGCGTGACCCCAACTCCCGAGGAATGGGATGTGCGCGATCAGTGCACCGATCGCCGTCACGACATTCCCGACGAGTCGCGCGATCGCGGAGACTACGCGGTCGAGAATTTCTTGCAGGTACGTGAGCGCGATCGCGACGTCGCGGATGATCGGAAAGAGCAGTCGGAAGACCGGCTCGAGGCCCGCAGCGATTACTTCGACCACTGCAGTCAGTGGCGCGAGCAGCTTATCGAAGAGGGTTGAGATAATGCGAATCGCGGGCTCCATCACTTTAAAGAGGAGCGCAACGGGCCCGAACGCGCTCATCATGGAATTCCCGACGAGCGAGGCCGCGTCCTTGAATGCATCGATCACCGGCTGGATTCTGAGGCGCAGGTCGCTCATCCCTCCGACGTCCGGCATGGTCGCGGGCGGTGCTTGCGGAATTGGGAGCTGCGCACCTGGCGTGACAACAATGGGAAACGCGAAGTGCGTGGCGCCGCCTGTGATCGAACCCATTCCGCCATAGCCAGGGGCTGTCCCGCCCGAGCCTTGGAGGAATCGCGCGAGCTTCGCCGTCTCCTCGTTGAGCGCCTTCATCTGTTTCGCCGCTTCTTTCGCGTCCTCTGCGGCCTGCTTCAGGGGCGAGTTTATGTTGATGCCGAACTTCGCCAGCCCCGTAATGTCGCGCTCCATCCCGGGCAGCACCTGCGGGTTATAGAGCGCACTCAGGATCTTATCGCGCTCCCGAATCGCCTCCTCGAGCTGCGGCGCCAGGGACTTTATGTTCGCCTTCGCGGTGTTCGCGAGCTTCACGTTCCATGTTTGGTCCGCCAGCTTGTATTGCGCGATCGCGTCGTCCATGCGCGCCTGCAGATCGCGCAGTGACCCCGTGTAGCCGCCGCCCTCACCGACCCCCGCGGACGGCTTCCCGATCTCGACCTCGCGCAGTTTTTTCTGGAGCCCGATCTGATCGAAGTCGTCCATCATTCCGCTCAGCTCCTCCGCGAACTTTTTCCGCGTGTCCTCCATCGCCTTGCTGGTCTTGCTGAGCATTTCATAAATCGCGTACCCAACCGAGCCAACGATGCCGATGATGGCGCCCCACTCGCCGAGTGTCGCTCCCAGCCGGAACGCAGCGCCAGTGAACTCCCGCATCGAGAGCGCGGTGATTCGGCCGCTCATGCCGACCTGTCCGATACCGCGTGCGAGCTCGCTGATTCCGATTACCGTGGAGCGGCTCGCTCCACCTAACGCCGCGGTCTCAGTCCGGACGTCGCGAAGATCTGCTACACTCCCGCCGAGCGCGCCGAGAATTCCAGAGGCGCCGCGGCTCCGCGCACTCGCCTGGAACGCCATCGATGCCGCGGCCGCGCGCTCCATCTCGCGGTCCATTGCGACCGCCTCGGCGTGGAGTGCCGCGAATTCCACGGCCGCCGCGCCGGCTGCGCGCTCAACGCGTGCGATCGATGTACCGATCTTGTTGAGTTCCGTGTCCGTCGCACCGAGTGCCACGAGGTTCGCGGCGAGCTGATCGCCTTGCGCGCGAAAGCCCAGCACGGCGGCGTCGTTGGTCACGTCGATCGTTTTACCGAGGCGATCGAAGGAACCGATGGCAGCATTGATGACGGTCGCGGCCTCCTGCCCGTAGTTCTCGAGCATGCGCGTGCCTTCGCCGAGCCCCACCGCGATACCAGCGGGATCGACGCGTGCCGCGATGATGAGTTCCGCAATCGTTGCCATTGGTACCTAGCGGGTCCTAACGGTGTGGAGCTCGATGGAGCACGCCCTGTACTTGCCGTTTCAAGTCTTCCTGCTGCTGTTCCTTTTTCCGGTCCTCCGCCTCGATTTGGAAGAACGCGAGCAGCTCATTCACCTTGCGCCCATCGCCGGGTTCGTCGAGCGCATCCATCAGCTCCCAGGGTGTGCGTCTGAACTTGTGGATCGCTAGCGCGAAGAGTGCGCGCCGGTACGGGCGCGCCCGGAGTTTTTTGCGAGGCTCTCCACGTCATCCTTCGTGAGCCCCGAGAGCTTCGCCGCGGCGGTGTACACGCGTGCGAGCGCCTTCGCGCTCTTGATGCCGAGGAGCGGAACGTCTGTCTCCGCAAAGATGAGTTGGCCGTTCTCGTCCACGACCGTTCGCACGAAGAGCTTCGCGCGCACGTTGTCGTAGTTGACCTTTTCGCCAATGGCAATATCGGCTTCGAACGCATCGCGCTCGCGCGACGTGAGGCCGCGGACGCGCACGTATGCCTCCTCGCCATCCTCGCTCCACTCCGGAACTGGGACGTCCTCGTATGCCTGATCGTTCTTCGCAAGGATGGACTGTTTGGTGAGCATCCGCCGCGGCGTCGAGGGCGCGGTGGGTGCGGGTTGCGCTTCTGTTGGCTGCTGCTCATTCGTTGCGGACTGTGTCATACGGTGCCTCGATCGATCGGTGTGAAACCGTGGAACGGTGAAGTTGCTGAACTACTAAAGTGTTAGAGCGGCGCGATCACACCAGCGCCAAACGTCGCGATATATGCCTGGCCCGTCGCGCTGGGGTGTACGTGATCGGCCAACATGTAGGCGCTGCCAAACGAATTGTTCGCCGCGAAGTTGGCATCATTCGCGATGTCCGCGATCACGGCGCCGTGCGCCGCGGCATTCGCTCGAATATTCGTGTTGAGCGTCGTGCGCCCCGCATCCATCACGGCTTGCGTGACGGAGCTGCCTGGCCCCGTGGCATCGCGCGCGAGCATCGTCCAGACAACGACCTTGAGTCCTGGGGTCGCCGCCCGCCGAGCGTCGATATAGGTCCAGATCGCGTTCGCCGCCGCGGTCGGGTCCGCGTTGCCAGCGACGTCGTTCGTACCGCCCCACAGACTGAGGATTTTCTTTGTGGCGGGATGCGCGGCAAAGTAGGCGTCAACCAAGGCGGCGCGCGCGCTGATCGCTCCCGCAATGATACCCGCGCCGGCCGTCGCGTAGTTGTCGCTGTCATAGTCGGCGAACTGCGAGATCGTATCACTCAGGATTGTTATCCAACTATTGTCATTGACCCCCGAGCCTTGGAATCCTTGCGTGATCGAATCGCCCTCGCCGCATATCGTGCTGTCCGCGCCGCTCACGCTCTTGTGATACGTCCTCGCCCATCGCAGCGTCGCGGATATGTCGGCCGGATCACCAGCGCGACCCATGATGATGCGAACGGCGCGATGTTTCACGGTCGCGTACGTGCCAATGATGTCGCCGAGGCCGAGGCGGCCGTTGGCGTTGGCTGCAGCGCCGATTCCCGTCATATCGACCTGCGTTTTATAGCCGGCCTTGCAACTCGCGTTGGTGCCGTTGCGCCAGAACATGTAGGTGCGCAACTTCGCACTCTGATGCCTCAGATCGTTGGCCGGGCCGCCAGACGGGTTGACGAACCCGTTGACATGGCCGGGATTCAAGGTGCCGAGGTGGACGTCGAAGTAGGTGTAGGTCGCGCCCGCGTTGTCAGCGAGTCCGGCGAGAAACCAACCGTCGGTGTATTTCCCCTGACCGACCCAGGCGAGCGTAAAGGGCTGCGACTGATTCAGAAGCCCGGTAAGGATGGTTTCGAGACCCGCCGTCGCTGTCGTTTGGATGAGCGTTTGCCCAGTGACCGGGTCGATGATCTGGTGCACGCCGCCCGCGCCGACCGGCAAGAGCGGGGGCAGCAGCTCTTGGATCTCGCCCCATCGTGTAACGTCGGCCATAGCCTCGTCTCTCGTTAGGTCAGGTTATAGGCGGGCGAGAACGCATAGGACGTTGCGCCGCTCGCCGTGTTTTCCTGTAGAAACTCGAGTTCAGTCGGCACGGCCGGCGTCTCGACATCGGTCGCTGTGAACTCGTAGCTAACGGTCTGCAAGCTTTCGGGCCGTGCATCGTGCGCAAACGAGCCCACCCGCACCGTCTGGACGATGCCGGTCGACGCGCCGTCGAACAGTGCGCGAATGCGAATCGTCGTGCGATTGGCCTCGGCGGCTCGGAGGAGCGCTTGACCCGGGTCCGTGAGATCGATTAACCCGCCTGCCGTGAACGTCTGCTCTTTCGGGGCGGGATTCGTCAGGGGGACCGGGTTCGCGAAGACCGGGTACCGCGTCTCGGCCTGCGTCGAACGGTTCCCGTACGCGTTGAAATTCGCGACGGGGATAAAGGTGTTACTTCCCGGGGTCGTTTCGACCTCGAGGAGGAAGTCCGACCCGCTGACTGCCGCCATGCGTCGCTCCCGTTAGGCGTTAGTTGATCGGCCCGGACCCGACGATCACTGCTGCATCCACGCCAGTGAATTCGTACGAGACGGTCTGAAGCGATTCGGGCCGTGCGTCATGGGCGAAGCTTCCAACGCGCACGTTTTGCTTGAACCCGTTGATGCCATCGAACAAGACTTGGATCAGCACCACGGTGCGGTTCGCCTCGGCTGCCCGCAGCACCGCTTGGCCAGCGTCACTGAGGTCAATGAGACCGGCCGCCGTGAACGTCTGCTCTTTCGGGGCGGGATTCGTCAGGGGGACCGGGTTCGCGAAGACCGGGTATCGCGTCTCGGCCTGCGTCGAACGCTTGCCGTACGCGTTGAAATTTTGGACCGTGATGAAGGTGCCGGATCCCGCGGGACTCTCGACTTTGAGGACGAAGTCCGAGCCACTGACAGCGCTCATGCGGCACCTCCTTTGGTGCCCTCACCACCGGTCTCGCCTTTCGCGCGCTCGCCGCGAGAGACACCGAACTGCTGATCGAACGCCTCGCGCTCTTTCGCGAGCACCTGCTCGAGCTCCGAGGGTTCCGGAGTTGCCGCTGTCTCAGCGACCGGCTGCTCGCCGCTCGGCGACGCTTCCACGGGTTCCTCATCGGATGGCAACACGGAGCGCAGATACTCCGCTACGGTCGCATCGCGCTTCTGAATCTCCGCGGCGTTATGCCGATCGAGCGCGCGTTGCTGTCCCTTCGTCATCTGCGAGCGCGGCACGATGACGTTGGGATTGTGGCCGGCCTGCGAAGGGGACGCAGTGGGCGCGGTCGTAAACTGAGGCGCTGGGGCCACTGCAGCGGGCGTTGGAGCGGGCGTCGCGGTCGTGGTGATCGCCGCAGGCGCAACCGAACCCACGGGTGCGCCACCGTTCCCGCCGTTGCCAGTGTTGCCGGTGTTCGGAGCCGTCATGTTGATCCTCCCGATCCATCACGTGAAGCGCCAAAGACCGGTGGCATCACCGGTCCCGTGTCGTCGTCCTGGGGGGCTTGCTGTTCCAACGCGCCCAGCACGATCCCGACGAGCGCGTTGCACTGCGCCTGGAGCGCCATCGCCTGCTGCGCGATGACCTCGAGCTGCGATGGCACACGGCGCGCTGGGGCCGCACCCGCGAGCGCGCGATCGCGCGAGAGGGGCGTACCCCCCATCACGCCACCGCCTGCGTGATACAGTCGTACCGCACAACACCGCGCCCCGTGACACCGTCCGCGTCGAGTGTGCACGCGATCAGCCGCGTCTCGCTGCGCAGCATCACGTGCGTGCCGCCCGGCAGATCGATCCGAGGCCCGTTGAGCACGCGCTCGATCGCCGCGTAGATCTGTTTCACGTCCTCGCGGGTCGCCGCGAAGATGTTGAGCGTTTCCCCATCCGTGTAGCCTTTCCGCGCGAACACCCGCATGTCCTGCTCGGCGGAATCCGCCATCGTCACGTACCCGATGCGCGCACCATTCACGACCGGATAGTCCCGCGGCGCCAAGCTGTCGAAGACGGGGCCCGCGAGCGTCACGAACGTGGCGTCCGCAGCGAGCGCCGCCACGATCCCCTCCTGGACCGGCCACATGCCGCTCATCGTCCACCCCCGCGCGCGCTGTGATCGTACGCGAGTTGCTGCAGGAGATACCGGAGCGCGTTCGTGTACCGCGGCTCAACTTCGCGCCACGCGGGCCCTAACGACGGCTGCGCGGGCATGAAGCGTGTCCCGTACTCGACGAAGAATGGGTAGAAGGACAGACCAGCGCCGAGAAAGTCGCTCGCCTCCCAGCCGACTTCGAACGAAAATCCCTCTGGCCCATAGCGAGCGAGCACGTGATCCCGCATGTACCCGGTATCCACGGGTGCGAACGACATCGTGAGATTCCGGAGGCTCTCGGCCTGCCGCACGACGAGTGCGCGGATCTGTTCTTTCGCCTCGACGTCGAACGAATAGAAGTTCGCCACGAGGGCGGCTTGGTTCCGTACGCTGAGCTCGAAGACGTTGCGCGCCATGCTCAACTCTCCGAGGGCGCCAAGGGCGCCGCGAATACCTTCAGCAGCGCTTGGTAACTGCGCGGCGACGGGACGCCACTGACGCGCATCGGCTGCGCGAACGGCTGGTCCACCCACGCGCCCGCTGCGAGCGCGCGCGAGGTGCCGTGGACGGTCAGATGATCGCCGAGTCGCGCGTCCGTCCCGACGGGGAGGACCACCGTCCATTGTCCATCGGCCGCGAGCTCGCCTGCCCGTTGGCGTTCGCCCGCGGAGATGATCGCGAAGCGGCACGGCACTGCGCTCGCGATCAGCGCACCCGGGAGATTGCGGCGAATCGTGCCACCGGCACCCGCCGTGGCCTCGCTCGGCCGATGGATATCGCACGTGCAGTCCATCGAGCTTTCGCTCAACTGCCGCAGCTCCGCGACGTCCGCCGCCGTGATGAGGGGTTCGGTCTTGCCGGCCATGGCGGGCGCTCACCAGGAGAAGCGCGTGGGGACCGCGCCCGCGGCGATGCGAACACCAGGACCGGGGCCCGGGTTCGGCAGGAACTCGTTCCACGTCGCGAACGCTTGATCCGCCATCAGCTTGAACGCTTCCCGCTGCTGATCCGTGCGGGCCCGCGAGCCCTGATCGGTCAGTGAGACGGAGCTCGGCGCTTCCGAGAGCCTGAGCCAGATCGCGCGGTACGCCCGGTAATAGCTCCACGCGGTGACGGCGCGATCGACCTCCCCCGCCACGACGTTGGCGGTGCCGGCGCGGGCTGCGCCATCGTCGATGTAACCCTGGAGGCGCACCGTGAGCGCGCTCGAATCGTCATTCGGAAAGAACGACGATTCGATGTCGCCGGCTGGTGCGATGAGATCGGCGGGAACGACGGCCACGCAACACCTCCTTGCCTAACGGCCGAGCGACGTAGTCGCGGAGCTCGCGGCGGCTGGGGTGGTGGTCGTCTTCGGGAACGACTTGGAGGGAAGGCCGAGGTAGCCTGCGACCTCCCGTACCCCCGCGAGACCACAGCCGCGGACGGGGCGGCCGTAATCGTCGCTGGTATCCACCGGGGGAGCTTGAGGTACGGGAGCGCAGGGCGAAGGCATCGGGGCCTAACGGCTATCGAGTGGTGGTGGTCGCACCAGCGTTGCCGCCGGTGCCGCTGTTGCCACGCTTGGGCTGCTGTTGCTGCTCGCGCTCGCGCTGCGCGTCCTTATGCGCCTGCTCCGCCTCTTTCGCGGCGTCCACCGATTCCTTGGTGGGACGGCCAGGCGCGCCGGCATCGTTCACGAACTGGCGTGCCGCCTTGGCGGACTGCTCGTGGATCTCGCCAGCCCCGCCACCCTGGCCGGGGTTCGGATCGTCCGACACATCCGCGGCGGACGTGACAGGCGACTCGATGTTCCGAATGGCGCGCTCGGAATCGGTCGGCTGCGCACCAGCGCGCTTCTCGAGCTCTTTGCGCTTCGCCTCGAGCTGATCCGGATGGACGCCCGCCTGCTTCAGCGCCTCGGGGTCCAGCACGTTGCCGTGTGCGTCGTGCGGACGACCCTTGTCGTCCAGATACACACCGCCGGGATGCGTCTCGTCCCAGCGCTTGCCCGTGACGGGATTGATGTTCCCGCCCGGAACGAGCTGCTGCCGCACCGGCTGGCCGCTCACGATGACCTGCTCGTTTGCGGGCGCAGTCGAGGCCTGCCCGCCCTGCGCGTTCGTACCGCTCGAGGTCTGCTGGCCCGCGGCGCCGCCGGGACCCGCCGTGACCGTCGAGACTTCCGAGCTCTGCGTGCTCTCCGCCATGATCAAACTCCGCTGAAGTTGACTGAATCCAAAACCTCAGCCCAGCGGGCCCGCATCACGATGAGGTGCGGAACCCGTTAGGCGGAAAGCACTAGCCGGTGATTGTGGGATCAGCCCATGCGCCGGCGCCGGTGTAGCCAGCCGCGCCGTTCATGCGGTTCCACACGCCCACGCCGAACTCGCTCTCCATGTACGTCGCGTGCAGCGGGTACGCGTCGAGCTCCGCCGCGATCGCGAGACCATCGGCCGTCATGTCGCCAGTGCGCGTCCGAATGACGCAGGGCTTTGCATCCGTGGTCGCGTCGAACGCGAAGAAATAGGACGCCGGCATCCACGGCTTGAGCCAGATCTCGGCCGCACCGAAAATCCCGATCGGGCGGTTGTCCATGCGCGTGATGTCGAGCCGGCGGCCCAGCGCCTGATTGACGTTCACCCCAGGCGTCAACCGCGGATCGATGTACGCGGTGAAGCCCGCGAGCCCCTGCCACGAGGCCTGATCCGCCTGATTGATGTAGACGCGCATGCCGCCGCCCAGCCCGTGCTCCACCACCGTGTTGATCACGGAGTTCGCGAACGTGGCGGTGAGGCCCGCGTTCGCGAGGTAGTGGGTGTGGGTGGCGGCGTTGAACACTTCGCCGTTCGGCCCTTCCGGGATACCGGCACCGTCGGCATTCAGCAGGCGCTTGACGCCGAGCTGGATGTTGTCGACGAGCATGTCGGTCCACGTGTAGTTGGCCGTGGCGAGGAACGCGCGAATGATCTCCGCCCGCACCTTCCGCCGGTGCGCCTTCTGCGCGGCCTGCTGCGCGATCGCCATGTCGGCGGGCGTGTGCGTCTGCAACCACTTCCGCGTCCAACCGATCTGGTACTGATACATCTTCAACGGGAACGCGACCGTCACGCCGATCGAGGGGCGCTGGGTCGGTCCACGCGAGAACTCATCGGCCGAGTTCATCTGGCCGGAATCGCTGGTGCCGTAGATGCGCTGACGATCGCCTGAGACGTCGCAGAAGTCGTCGAACATCTGCTGCATCAGCGTGTTGTGGACTGCGAGATCGCGCGCCAGAATCGCCGCGATGTTGTTGAGACCGAACCGCGCCGCGCTCGTGAATCGAGCCGCTAGCAGGGTTTCGATGCCATGCGTACCAGTGCGTCCCGCCATAGCAGTGCCCTCCTAGTTAGGCGTGGTTAGGCTTGATCCGAGTTCTTGGTCACTCGGATGTCGGTGTCGTCGATGGCGCGCGCGATTGCGCGGACGCCGCCCGTCGTGGCCGCGGTATCGAGACCGCCGCCGGACGCGATGAAGAGGTCCTGACCGGGCGTCAGGCCGGCCGAGGCGGCGTAGTGGAACCGCGCGCCAATGCCGAAGAGCGTGATGGCCTGGCCTGCGACGCCTGCGCGCGGCGTGAAGCCATCGAACTTCGCGGCTTCGTTCGCCGCGACACCGTCCGACGGGTACACGTTGCCATCGGCGGCTTTGACGTAGCATGGCGCGCCGGAATTGACGTTGGCGCCGAGGAGGAGACCCGAGATCTGCGCGGCGAACATCGCCGTGCTCGTGTCGATATACACGCCGTTCGGGTCGCGTGTGACGACTGCCATTGTGGATGCACTCCGGGGACGCCGCCCGTTAGGCGAATGCGCCCGCTCGATGACCGTGTTGTGAACGGAGGCGGCGGGGCTGTCCCGAACCGCGTCGAACCGGAGTCCCGCGAGAGCTCAACGGGAGTGCGACGGTCCTACGGAGAGTGCTGTGTCGTGCGACGAGCGCGAGTTACTACAGTGCCTGAAGTGCTTAGAACGAGTGGTACTCGCCTCTCGATGCTTTCTCTTCGATCAGCTTGTCCAGATCCACTCGAGCAGATCGCGGCCGCGGTGCGCGTTGTGGCGGAAATTCGACGCCGCCATCGGTATTGCGTGACGCACTGCGCGTGCCATTCCGTGCACCGTTCCGCGCCTGACGAGCGCCGCGTGCCGCCGCATAGGCGTTCGGACGACCGGTCTGACGCGTGTCGTTCTCATCCCCCATGTCCTCAGCTCCCTCGCCGCCCAGAGACTCGGCATCGCTGTCCTCATCATCGCCGAGATCGTCCGGCAGCGCCTGGAGCGCCGGGAGATAGCCCTTGAGCTCGCGCTCGACATACTCATCCACCGGCTCCCATTGGGCTTTGTCATCAGAGGCCGGTCGGACGTGCAACAGTGGGACTTTGCGACGCTTGCCGTCATCATCCGTGATGACCACGTCGCGCGATTCAACCGTGAGCCCCTTGTCACGCAGGAGCGTGGGGAGGAGCTGCGGGTTCCACTCGAGGTCTTCCGCGGCTTGCGCCACCTCCTCGTCAAACTTCCGCTTCTCGCTCTCGGCGCGAAGCGTGTCGTACTGTTTGAGCGATTCCGTAACATCGCTCGCCTTCTTGCCGAGCTTCTTGAAGAGGTCCCATTCCTTGGCTTCGTCAGCGTTGATGACGACGGCGCCATCGGCCGGAACCTTCTTTTTCAACTCGGTGAGATCGCCCTCGGCCTTGTTGGCGCGGTCGATGGCGGAGTGGAGCTGATCCAGCACGTATGCGACGGAGCGAACGGCGCTGCCACGGAACCGACGGAGCATCGCATCAGCTTCGGCGTGGGAGTCGCGAGTGTTCCCGCCGTTCCCGCCGCTCGAGCCGGTGTTGCCGCCCTGTCCGTCCGCCATAGCGTGTCCTTCCGAGGCTGTGTCACGTTCTTGCGGCATATCCGCAAGGGCTTACGTGAGCGAGTATACACGCTATCCCACTGGCCCGCAAGCGGGCGGCACTGCAGAGGGCTACTGATACTCGATGAAACACCGGCACCCACCGAGGCAGGCGCGTGTGCCAATCGGCTTGAGTTCGCCGATCGGCACCCAGCCGCGGGCGGTCTCACCAACGCAATCGCTACAATGCTCCGCGACGCCGAGGACGTTCCGTTCCTGCGTGACATCGGTCTCGCGCATTACGGTCGTGAGGAGCGCCCAGAACGTCCGGCGGCCTGCCTCCGCATAGAGCTCGGTGCGGCGGATGAACCGGCCATCGAGTGGCAGCCCCTTCGTAATCTGATCGGCGAACCGGTTCAGATACTTGTATTGCTCCCGCACCATGCGACCGACGCGGCCGTGATCCTGGGGCCCGAGCTGCGCCCACCCGCCTTTCGCGGCCGCGGCATTGTAGAGGTGGACGTCCTTCACGAGCTGCCGCATCTCGACGTACCAGGTCTCGCCCGAGATCCCGCCGTCGCGGAGCTGCTGCGAGAGTTCCGTCATGCGGCGCGCGCGGTAATCGATCGCCTGATTCAGCACGCTCCGGATCTGCGCGCGCGAGACGAACCGGCCGCTGGGCCCACGGTACTGTTTCGCGCGCGCGTCCCACGCGAAGCCACCGCCAACGTTATGCGCTGTCATGTTGCTCCCAATACCACGGTCGCATCGTCTCGTAATTCATGAACGAGCGGCGCGGTGATGGGCCCTGTTGCGGCGGGTCAGGATCGAAGCGCGGCGGATCGAATTCTCCGCATTCGTCCATGCCGTGAGGATCGTCTCGAGGGCACCGCTCGCTCGCGAAATGGCAGACCCACCACGCAATGCATTGAACCGTGCCGGGATAGTTGCGCTCGTAGAAGCTCATCGCGAAGCGCCCGCGTACAGCAGGTTCACCCATTCGTCTGGTGCATCGTCATTCCACGCGCTCTGCGCGCGCACGATGTCACCCTCGGTGATGACCGCAGCGTCCTCGATCTCGCGCCGCGAAAGTGTGATCATGTCGCGGCGCGGATCCGCGACCCGTCGTCGCTCTTTCTTCCGCTTGACTGTTTCGCGCGCATCGTGGTCGTACTCATACGCGCCCTGCTGACCACCCCCACCACCGCCGGATGGCTGCACCGGCTGCGAGGCGCCGCCAATCGCGCCTGCGTCGGTCCCCGTGCCGGACGAGCCGCCAGCGATCGCACGATCCGCGTTGAGCGTTCCCGCATCGGAGGGAGTCGCGACGTCCGCGCCCGCAATAACGCGTTTCGCCGCGAGACTACCCGCATCCGCGGCCGCGGCAGCATCAGAGCCAGTGACGACCCGCTTCGCGTTGAGCGTTCCTGCATCGATGCCGCTCCCGGTATCGCCGCCCGCGATGACAGGTTTGGTGCTGATCGTGCCCGCGTCCGCCCCGGTTCCGGTATCGGAGCCGGCGATCGGGCGCTTGGCGTTCAGTGCCCCCGCATCGGCTCCTGTGCTCGTGTCCGCGCCCGCAATGGGGCGCTTCGCGATGAGGGCGCCAACGTCGGTTCCGGCTCCCGCATCACTCCCCGCAATGACGCGCTCGGCATTGAGGAGGCCTGTATCGGTGCCGGTGCTGGTGTCCCCACCGGCAATTGCGATTTGGCTTCCGCCCGCTGGCGCCGACGTGGCCACCAAGCTCGAGCTGCGCGGCGAGCATGGTGTCCCGGTGACCGTTGTCGGCTGTATCGGCAGGCCATTGCCGCGGACGACCTGCGCGCGGATCGGCATGGTTGCCTAACCGCTAAATGTCGACGATCGCGTTGACGTCGCAGAGGCCGATCACAGCGCCAGCCGTGTTGGACAGGATGAGACTCCCAGCCTTCGGGATCAGGAGTCCTCGCGGTCCCCACGTCCAGATGATGCCGGCGCCGATCGTGGCGGGGAGTGAAATGCGACGGAGTGCGATGCTCGCCTTGGTAGCGGCCACACTCCATGCGAGCGCAATCGTGGAGATTGGCGTCGTCTCGTCGTTCGGGTCCTCTGCGCCAAGCGTGGTGGGACTCGTGCGGGTGCCTAACGCAGTGGTGCGGAAGAGCGCGAGCTTCGTGGCGACGGCTGTGTTGAGGTAGATGTGCAGCTCCATCAGCCGCACGGCGTTGTTGGTGCCGGCGGCGATGTCGAGCACGTCCGCCGCTGAAGCGGTCGCGGTCGTCGTGATCCCGAGTGATTCGATCGCCACCGGTCAGCCTTCTGCGTGCGTGACAGCGCCGGACGCGACGATGGGGATGTCACCGTTCTGAAACGTGACAGAAGCGCCTAACGTCGTGATGTCGAGCCAGTTCCCGAGATCGTCTTTCAGCCCGTACCCAACGATCGTGATAGCGCCGCCAGCGACGGCCGCATATGTCTCTGCGGACGATGCCACCTGTTCGGTGTTGCCGCCGACGGTGCTTTCCGTGCCGAACGCCGCATCCTGCGCGGCATAGCCGGTGTACGCGGCTTCCGTGACGGTGCCTAACCACGCGCTCGTGATTGCAGTGAGGAGCGCGATCTTGACCGACGTCGGCCGGTGCGGCGCTGCAGCGGCTGGCCGATAGAAATAGTCGTCGACCGCGTCAGCTTTGTACTTGGTCGTGGCCATCGGCGCTTACAGATTCCCGCGCTTGCCGATGACGATCCCGATGAACACACCGACGAGCAGCGCGACGAATTCGGTGAGAACGCAGAGCCCGTTCATCGCTTCCGCCCGCTCTTCTTGGGCGCACCCTTCGCGAACTGCGCGCGCGCGTTCGGCATGCCGGTCTTCCCAGCCTTCGAACCGCTGGCCTTCTTACCGCCGCCCTTCTGAAACTGGTATTGCTTGAGGTGTGCGGTTTTGCGTGCCATCGTTATGCCTCCTGGGCGTCGAGAAGTGAGCGGTACCGGTACGGGGCATCGGTTCGCCACGCGGCCTTGGCGTGTGCGATGTCGGTCGGCGAGATGGACGCGGCGCGGTCGAGCTGTTGCGACGTGAGTCGGCGAGCGTTGAGGTTGCGGCGCTTCGCGAGTGGTTTCGGCCCCTTTCCGGCCGCGTCATCCTGCATAGTGATTCCCGAGGTCGTCCGAGAGCGAGCCGTTCGACAGCACACCGTGATAGGTGCGCGTGTTGATCGACGGCATGACCGTGAGGGTGATCGGGGTCGTGTCGATCGATCCTGAGACCCGCCAGCCCTGACCGGTGCGGCCCTGCTTACTGATCGCGAGCTCGTCGACGCACCACCATTGACCGTTCGGCAAAACGACGACGATCGGGGGCCGCTGTGTGCGATTCCAGTCTTCCCAGTACAACGGCGAAAGCGCACCACGATTGCGATCGAAGAGATGCGGCGCGTAGAAGACGTCGCCGGCCTTCGGACGCTCGCCGGTCTCGCGATCGACGAATGTCGAGAGGTGGTAATCGCCGTGCTGCTCTTCTTTCGGGACGATCGTTATGCGGCGGAGTGGTGTCGGCATCAGACGGTCTCGCGCGGGATGCGGTCAGATGGCAACCGGATCGGTTGACGGATCGGCTTCGTTCCCGGCGCCGCTTTCGGCTTCACGTTGCCGTCGCCGCTGGCGCCATTACCGCCTGGCTGACCGTTGCCGGTCGGATCGACGTTTCGGGCGTTCGGATCTGTGCCGTCCTGCGTCATCCCACTATCCACCGCGGCGAGCTGCGTTGCCTGCGCCGCGGTGAACCCCGCCACAAGTGCTGCGCCATGTGCGTCCGCCACCGCCGCGAGCGTCGCGAAGATGGCAGCGCGCTTTTCCAGGATCCCGAGGTCTCCACCTGGCTGCGCGGCGATCGCCTGCTGCTCCGCTTCGGGGTCCATGATGTTGTTGCGCTGCATCGTCGTCTCGAGCGACATCGTCCCGGTCTTATAGCTCTCGTCGTTTTGCTTCCGCTCTTGCGCGTCGACGGGACCGGTATCGGTCCGGCACTGAAACACGGCCCGGAGCGACTTCGTGTAGTGGCCCGGCTGATTCGCGATCACTTCCGCGAGTGCGAGTGCTGTCTCGAGCGTCCAGCGGCCTAACGCTTCCGCCTCACTCTGCGTGAACCGGAGCGATTGCTCGAAATCGGCGCGCGCCTGCTCGCGACTCTGCCAGCCGATCCGGCCATCCGAGACCGTCAGCACGTGCATCTGATCGCACTCGTGCAGGATCTCTTGGTAGTGCTCTGCGGCCGCGGAGATCGCGGATTTCGGGTCCACGGGTTCCCGAAACTTTACCTGCGGGGTCGCGATGACGGTTTTGCCGGTGTCTTCGTCCGTGTACTTAGTGCCCTCGACGAAGTTCGTGGTGCCGGCGCCCGTGACGTACTCGCCCGGGATGAACTTCTCGTTACCAGTCTCCTCATCCTCGATCCATTTCCCCGGCATCTGCGCGTTCAACAGCACGCGCTCGAGGAATCCGCCCGTGACGACGTTGCGCGGCAGCATCGAGATCGCGAGATTGAGCGCCCGTTGCATTTGTTGCACTTGCTGCGTGATGAGCAACCGACGTCGCATCTCGAAGAGCGTGAGGCGCTTGCCGAGCTTCATCCGGAATGGTGCGCGCGGCGTGCTGTCGTCATCCCGATCCTCGATCGTCCGGATGACCGTGTACTCACCGTCGAGATACGTGAGCTCCGCGACCTCGATCTCTTCGTCCGCCTCCTCGTCTTCGAACCGGTAGCGGAGAATGCCGCACTGCATCTGTGTGCGCTCGTCCGTGACGATCACCGCCTCGTTGTACATCGGGGTGGCGACGTAGATCATGTCGAGCGCATCCTCAATCGACGTCGCGGTGGCGATGCGCGTGCTCTTGCGGCCGCGCTTTACGTCGACGAGCAGCCCTTCCGGGATGTAGAGGCGGACCGCCGATCGTTCCGCCCACGTCGAGCGCGTCACCGCCTCCTGCAAATGCGAGTGGACTTTCCGCTTATCCCACCACTCCGTCAGATACTGCTCGCCCTCATCGATGAGCGTCTGCTCACCGCTGTCCGGCTTCGCGCCTTGCTTCATCGGCCGGCGTGGAGCGAGCGTCCAATGGGGCTCGCGACCCAAGAGGCCGGCGCCGTGCCGCTGCACCACTTCGAGAATCGCGTTGCGTGATGTGAACGCCTTCTCGAGCTCCTGCATCGTCACGTCATAACCGGTGTCGCCCTGCTGTGGGTGTGGACCGATCCAGCCGTCACCGCCCTGCCAGTGGTTACCGTCGACGAAGGCGCGATTGATGTCGATCGGGTTGGCGAGGTTCGTGTTGGCGGTGGATGCGACCTCCTCGCCGACGCGGCCCTGTGTGAACCGGAGCGACTGGCGCGCGAGCTCTTCCCCGATCTCCTCCTCAACGTCCTCGAGGGTCCAGTTGTCGAAGGGCGTGGCCATTAGTCGAGCGACCTTGGCTGTGCTTCGATCGCGATGAGATCGCCCAGCAGCTTATTCCGCATCCCGATCGAGGCGAGTAGCGGTTGCTCAGGCCCCGCATCGTAATGCCCGTCGAGCCAATCGTCCGCGGTGATCTGTTCATGCGCGCGCTCGACGAACCGGCGCACGAACGGGATTGAGACCAGTCGCGAGAGAAACGAGCGGCGTCTCATCGCTCGAGCGCCTCGTGCCACAGCTCCTTGGCGGCGTCGATCGTGGTGCGCACGGCCACGTACGGCAGCACGATCAGAAGGAACGGGATCAGGCGCAGATACCGCATAACAGGCAGAATACACGGATTGCGCGCCGTAGGAAAGGGTTTTATCCACTACCGCAACGTTCGCCGGCTGATCGTCCCCTGGGTTCGCGGTGGAGCTCCGGAGAATTCTGCCAGGTCGGAGATCGCCCACACGAGTGCGTCTGCTCGGTCGGGGGAGTCGTCCGCCATGTCGGGCACCCACGTGATCATTTGGTCCTCGAGATGGTCGAACGCGCCGCAGTGGTGTACGCGGCCCTGCTCGTACAGTGCCGCCACCGGCTCGCCGCGGGTGCGTTTGCCGCGGGAGGCGTGAACGCTCCGGTAGCTGGCGTTCCGGTCCAGAATCCGAATCTGTGCCTCGACGAGATCGCCACCGTTGTTCACCTCGCCGACGATGCGATCGGCTTTGACCTCGTGCTCCCAGCGGCCGACGTCGTGATAGCGATTCAGCGCGCGACGCGCCCACGATGGTTCGGTTGGGTCACCTTTGTACGCTGGGAGAATCCCTGAATCGTCCGTGAAGACAAAAAAGTGCGGCGTTTTCTGGTTATCGCGGCCCACACAAATGATGCCGGTCTCGTTCGACTCTTCCGGATCCGACGTCACTGCCGGATCGATCGCGACGACGATACGGCGGAGATTCTGCGGGAGCGGCAGTCGGTCCTTCCACCGGAGCTGATCGATCAGCTCGAGCGTCCAGAGTGCGCCTGGGACATCGAGCAGCAGTTCACCGAAGAGCTCCTGCCGCCCCAACCGCGTGCCCTCGTATTTCTTGACGACGGTCTCGATGAATGTTGGTGCGAGGTTCGCGATATTCTCGTACGTCGTCATGCGCGGGGCGAGCTGTACGCCGGGATACTCGCGGAACGTGCCATCCTCGGCGCGCTCCTTCCCCATCAGCGCGCGCACCAGCTTGATGGGCTTCGGCGTCGTGGTGAAAACGCCCTGTGGCGCGTTCCCGAGCCGCAACCCGAACATCAGGTTGTCCCACGTGTCGTCGGGATAGTACCAGCTCGCCACCTCGTCGGCCCAATACCAGTGATGCTGCGGACCGCGCAGCATGTCGGGCTCTTTCGATGTGAAGAGCTCCGCTTGGGTGCCATTCCGCCACGTGAGCCGCGCTTTCGATGGCTCGTAATGCGGCCGCTCGTCCTCTGGGCAGACCGCGAGGATGCCGGACTCACCCTCCACCATGGTGTTGCGGACGTCCTTCGCGGCACGGCCCACGAACGCGCCACGCGAGCCCGGCCAGCGCTTCGCGATGTCGCGGACCCACTCAGCCGCCGATCGCGTCTTACCGGCGCCGCGGCCCGCGACGATGCCCCAATGCGTCCACTCGCCGCTCGGTGGGAGCTGCTGCGGTCTCGCCCAGAATCGCCAGTTGTATTGGAGCGCCTCGCGTTCGCGCGGGCTCAGTCGTTTGAGCAGCCAGCGTCGATCGGTTTCCGGGAGCGTGGCGAGCCGCTGCGCGAGACTCTGTGACACACTACAGCGCGATCTCCAGAGTGCCCTGCGATCGCGCGGCAACGCAGGCCGCATTCAGCCACACAACCTCTCGGCGGGTGCGAGCGCCATCGTCGAGATGATCGAACTCGTGGCGCTCCCAATCCGAATAGAGCTCGATGTCGTACATCTCGCAGGCGCGGCCCGACAGCACGACCATGCCGCGCAGCGCTCGGAGCACCTTCGCTAAGGCGCGGTGATCATCGTCCGTGAGCTCGTGGAGGTAGCGCTGCCGAACCCCTGTGACTGCGCCCTCGGCGCGAACGGAGGCAGGATATGGCGGATCCACATAGAAGAGAGTTTCCTCGCTATCGTGCGGCGGCATAATGAGCGAAGCATCACGATTCTCGATGACGACTCCCCGCAGCCGCTCGACGAAGAGCGGGATCTGATCGGGATAGTGCAGCCAATCCATCGCGGGTGTGGTACCGGACCGCTTTGAATTCCCGCGAAATCCAGTGCCATGCTTCGCGTTGAACGACGCCGAGCCAAACCCCATAAATGCACGCACGATCGCGTAGCGCGCTGACTCGACGGGATCAGTGGTGTGCTGATACGCGGCGAGAAATTCCTCTCGCGCGAATGGCGTAAGAGCCAGTGCAGAGCGCTTGCGCTCTGCACTGGCTGGGTCTCGCAGCACTCGGAAGACATTCACGACCTCGCCGGCGAGATCGTTGTAGACCTCTGCGTACGCGCGCGGCTTTCGGAGCAGGATATTCGCAGCGCCTCCAAACGGCTCGACGTACACGCGATGCGGCGGGAAAAACTGAATGATCTTCGGCGCCGAGCGCCACTTCCCACCGTGATAGCGCATCACGGGTCGCGTCGGCGCCGTCATACGCTGCGCATTCCCGGGAACATCGGCTGCGCCGAGATGTGCCCCTCGCCGATCCGAAACGGTCGGTAGATAACGACCATGCTGTCGAACGGCGCTCGGAATTTCTTCGCGGCGACTGAGCCTAACGTGAAGTTTAGCCGGCCCCGAATGAACCGGATCTCAGCGTGCGGGAGCACGTACCGGTGAAACCATCGGTTCCCGGTCCGCGCCGGCAGCACCATGACAACGAGTGCACCCTGTTCCTGTGACTCGAGGACGGCTTTCGCCACCCATCGCTCGAGCTCACGGCCGTAAGGCGGATTACAGAAGACGCGTTCCTCAGCCCACGAGATCGCGAGTGCATCGGTCTCGCGCTCCACGAATCGATCGACGAGCGCGTTCTCAGCGTCCGCGGCGACGTCGATGGTGAAGCTGAATTCTTTGTCGAGAGCGCGGTACAGAGCGGCCGGCGTGCGCCAGATCGTGTTGCCGGACGGCGACGTGGCAGCACGCCAGCGAATGCTGACGGTTGCAGCAGCGGCAGCAGCGCTCACTTGTACCCAATCACCGCGGACATCGTCGACAGCGGAGAAGCGATCGACCGTGAGTGCCGGCTCACCCGGAAGGCGTAAATGTATTTCCGTTCGCGTCTCGGCACATCGTGAGGCAGGCGCGCGCAGCGAAGGATGTAATTCGCACGCCGTGCAACGGCATCAGCGGGGCGCAGACCTGACATGGCTAGAAGTCGCGACCCGCGCCGCCGCCATCGAACCCACCGCCTCCACCGAAATCGAATGACGGCGGATCGGGAGTTGGATCAGGAGCGGGTGTCGAATCAGTGAGCGCGTCGTATATCGAGCTGGCGGTCTCGATGCTCGATCCGGTGTCGAGCGGTGCGGAGTCATCGCTCGGAAGAGTGCCGGCCGCATCGGGCGCGTACCGGCCGGCGCAGTGGGCGCAAACGTTCTCGCGTCGGCCGTCTGCGAGCTGAAGGGCGGACAAGCTGAATATCCGCCCGCAGGAATAGCAGCGCGCTCTCACGATTGCACCTCGGCAGTGGCCGTCGCACGTTTGCACGCCCCCACGACGAGATCGAAGACGTACCGGTTATGGACGAAGCGATCGCCACGCCATTCGGGCGTGTACCAACGCGGGAACGCCCAATAGCCGGCGAGTTCCGTCGAGAGCGCGAGCGCCACAGCCACCGAGCGCGAGATACCAGCCTCGCAATGAACGATCAGGCGTTGAGCCTGGCGATGTCGGAGCGCGAATTGGACGATCGATTCGGCTTGCTCGGCAGTGAGCTGCTCTGCGTCGGCCGGCCACGGCTCAGGAAACCCACCGAGGTCGTGAAAATACAGCCGCAGCACCTCGCGGAAGTTTGGCGAGAGGTCCGCTGGCTCAGCGCCAGGCGTGCGAATCGAGATGCAGACATCGTTCGGGCCCGCGATGAACTTCTCTGCGTCATCGCGGGACATGATCTGCACACGCGGGAAATCGGGCCTCACTGCGCGACGCTCGCGACGCCGCCGATCGCCGCCAGTACGTCGCCTTCACTGGGCTCGTCGATCTGAGCGCGTGGCAGATCGAGGGGCGGCAGTTGGATGATGCTCGACGATGTCCCCATGATCTCATCGACGATCTTCTGCTCATGCCCCTTCAGCGCAATCGCGCGACGGTGCGCCTGGGGCTTCGCGTCAACGGGCAGGCCGCTCTCGGGGTTGATGGCTGCCAGGAGCTCGCGGCGAACTTGCTCTCGCGTTGTTTTCCCCGCCTCGAGACTCTTGAGCTGGTCTCGCGAGAGCGGCATCCACTCGCCCGATCGCTTCTCCGCCTCGCTGAGCTGATCGAATGGCTTCACGTCCCCGGTGTACACGTTCATCGGTTGAGTCCTCGCTAAATCGGTTCGAATTCCGCTTCAAATACCTTGGCATTCCGAACGAACGGCCGGCCTTCCGCATCCGAGTGAATCACCCAGTCGCCGACGTCCGCGTACACCTCACCGTGCGCCGTCGGGACGAGGAGCCGCGGCGTGTTGGTGCCGACGCCCACGACTTTCATGTTGAGCGCCTGGGCGGTTTTCTCGTCCCCATCCCACTGCGTCGCTTCGGTCTCGGTCGATCGGTGACGCACTCGAATCGGCTTCGCCATTGTCAGAACCCCGTATTACCCATTGTGAGATCCCTCCTTTCCGTTCATGCCGTTTGGCACGCGATGCGGCGCCATAGTCTCCATGACGAGCCGCGCCTGGCGCACGCGCTCATCGTCGCGCAGTCCCGGCCCGTACAGCACCGCCGAGAGTCGATCGATGAGGATGCGAGCCCGCTGAATGGTGCGCGTCTCGTCCGTGGCGCCGGCGCCCTCGAGCTCCACGACCTCTACGCGCTCCTGGCACCAGAGGCAGTGCGTAACGCCGACGGGCGCCGCGAACCGGCCATCACGCGGGCACTGATAGATCGCCATGCGCTTCGGCCGGAGCTGCGGCGGCAAACTCCGCCGAAATCGCGTCAGGTTCTCGCTCTTCCCATGGATCATAGATCTGCCATCCCTTTCCATCGCAATGCGGGCACGTGACCTCCTGAACGGCGCGCTCCCCGGTGAGCACCGTCACGACCGACGCGACTTCGAACAGTGTCGAACCAAACCCTTTGCAATGTTCGCACTTGCGGCGAAAAACGCAAGCATTTGCGTGCTGCCAGTAAGTGCTTGACTCGTCCGCAGTCGGGAGCACCAGCGGGCAACCCTGCACGGCGTGGCCGTTCGCTTCGGCTCGTTTCACGAACAGCGGATCCGGCAGCGTCAGAACGATCGTCGCACCGGTCCAGTGCTCCCCCGTCACGACCGCGGGAATCCACTCGCCGGTGCTGTGGATGACGCCGATACGCGTGCCAGGTGCAGCGATCATTGCCGCTTCGGGCAGTTCGCATGCGCCTTGGCGAACGCGAAATTGGCCGCAGCCCATACGCTGACCTCGACGGGCAGTTCAATCACCAGGCGCGTCCCGCAATGTTCGCAGAGGGAGTGAGCACGCGACTCAGCGCGATCGACCCCCGCCATGACAGCGACGACGTGCGAGGCTTTCCGCTGGCGCCTCACGCGGGCCGCAGGTGCTCTTCTGTCACGTGCCACTGCTGATTGCGCGGCGATTCGATCTGGACGTCGTAGCGGACGAACGGTGGCGCGCCACCATTCATATACACGACGGAGAACGCGATCACGCGCCCTTTGGCTTCGCGGATTGCGCCACCGCGGCCAGAGCGGCGGCTCGCGATCACGTCCTGACCCATGTCGAATTTCGTGGTGAGATCGATTTTCATGCTGCCCTCGATTGATCGGTGAGTCGGAATTGGAGGCGCAACCGCGCACGACGGCGCACCTCGCGGAGACGGTGACAGGTGCGGCAGACGTAGACGCGCCGGCCATTCACGAGCGTCCGCCACATCGTGTTTTTGCGCGTATACGCGTGGCCATGGCGACACGCGGGTTTCACAATCCCCGCTCCACGGCCTGACGAAAGAAGAACGCGGCGAACGATATGAGGATGCTGAACGTGAGCTCCGACACATCCACCGTGGCGGATTTTCCTCGATAGGTGACGGTGAGCAGCATCTCGCCCTCTCGAAGTCGCTCGGCGCTCATTTCGCAGCCCTCAGAATGTCGCCCATCGCCTGCGCGACGCGGCGCGTCGACGTCGTGCGCGAATAGCGTTCGCTCATCGCGAGCGTCGCGTGGCGGAGCTGCTCTTTGATCTGCGATAGCGGAACACCAGCGTCATGCGTCCACTGGCCTAACGCGTGGCGAAGGTCGTGCATCCGGAGTCCGCGATACTCACCGACGGTGCCGTCAGCGTCCACGGGCCGTGCTCCGACACCAACGGCGATGCACGCCTGTATCCAGTAACGTCGCAACGCTTTGTATTGCACCGGCGATGGGATGCCAGCATCGACCCACGGCCAGAACTCGGGGTCGATCGCGATCACGCGCCACTTATGAGTCTTTCGATCGTAAATGCGGACTTGGGTCGTCGCCGGCATCTTGTTCTCTTCCGTGCACCGCAGGTACTCGGAGCGGTCGCGGAAACCCGTCAGCAGCAGCGTGTACACGCACGGTCGGATGTGCTCGGGCAACTTCCGCACGATCGCCGTGAACACGTCGGGCGTGAGATCCGGAACGCGCTCGACCTCCGCCAGCTTCTCAATCTTCGCCATGAGCTCGAGCCGGAACGGGTGATACTTGTTCCCTTTCGGCTGTCGCTTCGGATCCGCGAGATAGATGCTGAGGAAGCGCGAGACCGCGGCGACGAGTCGATTCCAGTCACCGGAGCTCTTGCCGGCGCCGCCCTCAGCCTTCGGTGCCACCCACAGCGCCGCGAGCTTCGGCCAGGCGACGTCTACCAGGTCCTTCACCCGCATCGGCTCCCGCGGCCACGGCACGAGCGTCTGCGCGATCAGCGCGTTGAGCGAATCCTCATACCGGTCGGTCGTCGCCTGAGCCTTTCCCATCTTGGGAACGGTCTCCGCGACGGCCGCGACCAAAGGGCGCTCGAGCGCCACCGTCGCGAGAATGCTGGTGCCCTGGAGATCCTTGCGCCGCTGCGCGTCCCGGAGCTCCTCCCATGAGACGCGACCCTCGATGAGAGCGCGCAGAACTTCGACCTGGGAGTCTTCCACGAGCGCGTCGAACATGACGACGCGTCGTTGATGCTCGCGCTCGGTCTTGGCCTTCGTGACGATCTGCACGACGCCGAGGCCCATCCGCGAGAGATCGCGGCGGATGCGAGGGAAACGGGTCGGGCTCACAGCAGCGCCCACCAGAGCCGGAATAGCAGATGGCCGAATAGCGGGACGCGATGCGTGCGGGCCCAGAGCCAGCGAAGCGGCGGCACGAGCGCATGCTGGATGCGTGCACTCATTCCCAATCGCTCCAATCGATCGCGTCGTCCGGATGTACGTGCCGCCAGCCTTTGGGCGTGTAGATCCAAACGCGGCGCCAGGGTGTCAGCCTTCGACGCAGTTCGCGTAAAAGCGCCTTCACGTCTCGCTCTCCATGCCTAACGCCCGCTGCGCGTCCAATTTCGCATCGTGCACGTTGAACCCGACCGGGAGCAGCACCCGCAGCTCTTCCGGCCACCGCACGACGCGACCGTCATAGCTGACTGCGCAGTTGCGGTGGAGTGGCTTCGCGAGCCAGAAGAGACCGCCCGTCACCTGTTGTCGGACCTCGACGCGCCAGCCATTGAAGTCGAACGCGTCGAGAATCCTGAGCGGGTCGATGATTTGTGGTAGAGGCACCGGCGCACCGTGATTGGTGCGGGTGATCGCCGGGCTCGCGGCCGCAGCTGCTCGGGCTTGCCGTCGCGTCATCATCGCACACCTCGCGATTTCTTCAGGGCCCGCTTGGTGTCGCGGCGAATCTCTCCGGCGATCTCCTCGAGCGCGCGGAGACGAATGCGAAGCCCCGCCACCCCGCCCTCGGCGTGCGCGTCGTAACAGGGTTTGCACGCTGGCACGCCGGCCCACTCGCCAACGAAATCGTTCTCGACGTACTCACCGAGCTCGCCGTCGACCGGGAGACCATACCGGACCGCGCATTCCGCGCCGCACGCGTGACACGTGGCGCCGCGGTCCTGTGGCGGATACAGAGTGATTGTGAGTCGCAACGGTTCCTCGTCGATGCGCGGCGTGTCCGCCTGTGCGGCGAGCGATTGGAGAGCGCCAGAGCTTGCGACTAGCGTCATGTCCTCGACCCTCGGTGGTAGCGGGTTGATTGCGTGGCGATTCGAGAGAGCGCGCGCGTTGACACTGTTCAGGTGCCGGATGGGGACGGGCATCCTTCAGCGATCCACTCGCGGATGTCGTCGCTATCCACAAACCACTCGCCCTTTTTGTGGAGATGTGCGAACCGCCGATGAGCAGCTCGCTCAGCTTCCCGATCGCCGGGCCCCGAATACAGCAGCACGAGCGTTCCCGAATTCGCAGCTTCGAGTTGTTTGAATCGGCGATCGACATCGCGCGAAATTCCGATCTTCACGTCGCCGGTATCAGCGCGTGCGATCACGTAGAGCTGCCACGGCTCCCTCGGCGGCTTCAGATCCGCGATTCGACCAAGGCGCTGCGCGGTCATCAATTGTTCGATCGTGACGCGGCGCTCGTGGAGGAGCTGAAGGCATTCCACCATTCCGCGCTCAATCAGCGTCTCGACGAAGACGACGCGGCGATTGTGCTCGGCCTGGCTGCGGGCGCGCGTGGTGATCTGCAAAACGCCCACGCCGATGCGGGTCAGATCGCGCCGAATCCGGGGAAATTGTCTCGCCATTTCCCCGCCCTCAGTAGGTGACAGCAGGGTGACGAGGCGCGCCGAAATCCACCAAAGTGACAGATCGCGCTTCGGGTTTTGTTCCGACTTCGGCACAGGTGGACGGCACATTCCGCCCATAGTTCCGAGCGGGTTTGACCTCGTCAGAGGTCAACTCAGGAGAGGCGCGTCCTTTTAATCCGTAGGTCGCGGGTTCGAGACCCGCCCGGGTCATTCGGAAGTGTAGGAGCAGCAGCATGTTAGCCGCGAGCAGAGTAACCGCTGTCATTCCGCAACCTCGCTGAGTGACGGCGAAGTGACAAGAGCCTCCCCGAGCTCCCGTCGCTCGTCTCCCACCAGATGGTCACTGCATCGGTGCACGACCGCCTTCCGGAGCTCGCCCCTGTGCATCTGTCGAATGGTGCACGCATGCGTCGCGATCTTCCGGCACTTGCCGGATCGACCAAGCGCAGCGCCGCACCGATCATCCCGCCGGAGTCGAAAGGTGACGTCGACCGGGCAGCGCAATAGAGCGCCGATATGACGGGAGTGTGGCTCACCGCAGAGCGCGCAGAGAAGATTGCGCATCATTCGCCTGGCTCAAACATGCGTTCGAACTGCGCGCCCGAGCTGACCGTGTACTGGCCGTTCGGCAGCGAGACCACGTAATCACCGGGGTTCGGTGCGACCGGCCCGTTCGGCGTCTGCACGACGTGCGCATTGAGCTCGGTGCTGAACTCGACGCCCGCGATGGTGCTGGTGGGGCCGTCCCACTTCTCTGCATCGACCGTGGGCGGCTTCATGCGGTATTTCACTATCAGCCCCCCAGTTCTCTAATCACGTCCGTGTACCGGCGGTCAACCTCGCCGGTGATAGGTGCCCACCAGAGCAACACGAACTTGCCAGCGCGAGGGCCAGGGTTGTCGGCGCTCTCGTACCAGCGCTTCAGTCGCTCGGCAATCCATTCAAGCGGATGCTCGCTGATAACCGCGTTGAAATGCTGCTCCTCCGATGTGGGCCGGCCCTGATAGGTGTAGGCGATGAAGTAATTCATTCGCGCGGCTCCAGAATGAACTTGTGCGCTATCTCGGCCATCGTGGCACGTTCGATGTAGCGGGCGAGCTCCTTGGTCGTGTGGCGCGCCCATCGAATCTGGGCCTCGTCAATGAAATCTGCCGACAGCATCTGTTCAGGCAGTGCGACCGGCTGCGGTCCCGGATACCGGCGCGCCGCCTCGGTCTTCTCGTCCCAACCGCTCGGAATCCGATCGCCACGCGCGCGTCGCCAGCCCTGATACATGAATGCTGAACCGGCGCAGAATGCCTCGCGCGCGATCTGCGCCTCTCGAGCCGTGAGACCTTCCGTCGGCTCGACGCGGGTATAGCCCTCATTTCGCTTGCACGGCGCCGTGCCTGGTGCGATCACGTCGCAGAGCTCCGGACGATCGCAGTCCTCACAATGGCGGTCACTCATCCGGCCCTCCTCAGCTTCTCGTAGTACGCCACGACGTCGTCCCGGTACCAGCGCACCATCGAATACCCGAGCGCGATTTTCCCCGGCACCGACTTCCGGATCCACCGCTCGGTGACGAGTGCCTGGCCGGTATCGGGATCGGTGTGATAGTGCCGGATGATCCACGCCGCATTCACCAGCGGGCCGCGTGGCGCCGGGATCACTTCCTTCCGATTGCTGTGGACTTCCAATGTCGGCATTGCGAGTTCCCTCACGACCAAGAAACGCAGAGCGTGCCCGAGATAGTAAATAGCTTGCGCGTAGTCCGCAAGTGCTTTCTGATTATGAGAAAGCACTCACGAAGCGCTGTGGAAATGTTGAGAGCCTTGTGGAGAACCGCCGTTACTGGCCGAATTCCTCGGCGATCTGACGGAGGCCGGGCCCGAGCTGCTTCGCCATCTCCTGACGGCGCGCGATCTCTGCCAGGCCGCGCTCGAGCTTGTCCAGTACGGCGGTATCGTCGACCGTCTCTTTCTGCTCGACCGCGAGGGTTGCCTTCACTCCCCATTCGGGGAATCGGCGCGCGAGGACCTTCAGCGCGAGCTCCGGCTTACGAATCGCGTGGGCCTGTACGATCTTGACCAGCCGAGACTTACCCTCAACGATCGCGCGCTCGCAGTCCTGCACAAATTGAAAATATTCGCCGGTCGTGGCGCTTCGACCTCGCGCGAGCCAATTCTGCATGGTGCGCGGACTGACGCCTCCGCTGATGGCCGCATCCTCTTGCGACTGCGCGAGTTTGAGCGTTTCCATGATCGCCTTTCGGGCGCTCGGTGTCAGCTTCGACGGTCTGCCAACTCGCCCCCGTTCGCTTCCAGGATCAGCTTGATCCGCCACTGCGGTCGCGCCCATGTGGTACGGTGCCTCGGTGTCTCGGTCCGACGGTGAAACCGTTAACTGTTATCCGCAACGTATTTACGAACTCTGCAAGCCGCTAGCCGGCTTCTGCCGATATGTCGCGCGGTCCATGAGCTCTTGGATCTGCTCGTCGAATTCAGCTCGAGTCGTCGCTTGGTACGTGCATGAGGATTCGTGCCCGTCGGCGTCCCATTCCACCGTGTGGAGAACGAATGTGTCGAGCAACGTCACGCCCTCGTCGTCCTCGCTCTCGGGAAATGCCTTCCGAAGCGCGTGGAACTGTCCCGCCGCCTTCGCGAGCGTCAGTACCTCATTGGGCGTGAGTCCGTGGCCTTCTGTGCGCTCGACGCGAGCTAAGACGTCCTCCAGCTTCGCGTTCCCGCGGACTGCGGCGGCGGTCTCAGCCCGCGCCTGCATCTCCTCGCGATCATTCATGATGCGAACCGATGCGCGACGTACGCGATGAGGAACCCAATCGTATAGCCGATCGGGGAACCCAAGAATTGCGCGATCTGGCCCGATGTCGTTTCATCGGTCCACTCGTGCTTGCCCGAATTGCCCGTACTCCGGACGTACCCGAGCAATACGAGCAGCCCCACCGTCTCAGCGATCGAGAGCGCCGGCAGATGGAAAACCGGTGCGACGAACCAAGCCCAGATCTGAGAGAGCATGAAGGCGTGCCAGACGAGCAGCGGCACGAACAGGAGAACGATCACCAATGCTGCAGCGCCCGTCGTCCGGATGCTCTTCGCCGGTAAGTTCACGGACCGAAGTGTCGCACTTATCATTGCGATCATGGTTTGGGTGAGTAAGAGGGCCCCGTGCCGCCGATGTCTGCGGCGATCTCGTCAAGGTTGCGGGCTACGCGCTGCGCGGTTGTCGGGTTCGCGATCGACGTCGGGAGCTCGCGGAACATCAGGAGGTCCCCACCGGTCGCGAGCAGCAGTGCCAGGTCCTCGAATGGGAGGAACGCGTCTCCCTTCCCTTGGTAGCCCCACGGGAGCGGCCAGGTCTGTTTGATCCGCGCCATGGCGGCATCGAGATCGGCGCCGTTCACCTCGAATTGGTGGCCGCCACGGATCGAGCCTTTCGCGCGAATGATACCGTCGCTGGGGTTCGGGTCGTCCATGCCATCGTACCAGTCCGTGCCGAGGATGACGACGCCCGTCGCGATCGCCTTGATGAAATCCTCGATCGAATAGCCCCAGAGGTACTCGCCGATGATGCCGCGGCGCTGGAGGGCCTTCGCGCTCGCGAGCGTTGTGGCGCCATCATCGAAGACGCGGCCTTCGCTCCGGTCAATCGCGACGATTTCGTCGTACAGCACGTTCGGGTCGACGATCGGGTTTTGACCTGGGTGCGTGACGGGCCCGTCGGCTGCCGCGGTGACGCTCGAGAACGCCGTGCACTTCGGCGTGTCGCCCTGATTGCCCCGCCAGGCGTCCTCGTAGTAGTAGATGGCTTTGCGCTGCGCGGCGGCCATCGCGATCGGGCCGGGATTGTTGCCGGCGCTCCGGACGGGCGGCCCGACGAGACTGCGTGCACCGCCGGTCGGTGATCGGCCGCCGGCCTCCGGCACCGGGTGAACGAGCGGCTGACGCGTTGCTAGAATCGCGGCGTGGTGCGCGGTCGGATCCGCGATCCTATCCGCAATCAGGAAATCGAGATTCTTTGGATCGAAGTGCGCGACGCGACCGAGTCCCGACATTACTGAACGCTCCTGGGCAGTTTCGGCGTGAAGTGCGCCGTTGGATCGACGACCGCGATTTTGCTTTGGAGCTCCTCCGGCACGCTCGCCGCGAACATGTACTGGCCTGCGGAAATCGCGGCGTGCATGACGAGCTTGATGCCCCGGCGTTCGCACCAGCGTCTGAGCAGTCCTTCGTTGATGTTGGCTTCGACGTCCGCGGGGTTCATGAGGAGCGCCCGCACCTTGTCGCCGGTGTCCTTTTCGATGAGGGAGACCGTGATCTCCAGCTCCTCCAGCATCTCGACGTCGCGTTCTTCCGGGAGATTCGTCATGCGCGGCCCTCCCCGCCGTTCTGGTGAACGAATGACACGCGTCCGACCACTTCCGCCGGGAAGACGGCGTCCTGTTCGGCGATGGCCTCGGCGAGCGCTCGCGTGAGAGATCCGTCGTGACCGTTTCAACACCCACTCGGAGGTGCTCTTTCACGCGCTTGAACTCCCGATCGTTTCCCTCGTACGCATTGAGCGCGAGATCATCGGCGACCATCTGCAACGGCTTCACGTGGAAGTGCACGAGCTCGTGGAGTATCGCGAGGTCGCGATCGGGCGGATTCATATTCAAGAAATCACCACCGATGCCGATCGACCCGTGCCGGTACTCATACCGACAGCGGGTCTGCAGCGCGCCAAAACCATCGTCGTTGCAGAAATAGAGAAAGAGCTCGTGAAGCCAGGTTGGAGCGCGACGCTTGTGCTTCTCGATGATCGGCTCGGCGATCGCGCGAACCTCATCCGGCATTTCCTTCGACCAATCGACTATCAGCGTTAGGTTCATTAGGCGCCCTCTTGGTCGAAGAGGGAGCGCGACTCGGGGTAATCGCTGTCTAGCACGGGCAAAGCTTTGGAATCCTCTCCTCGATCCATGGATATCCGATTGTGATATGCCTCCCTTATGTCGCGCGGCAGCCTGGCCATGCTACGCGGATAAACACCGCGAGGAATTGGGTACTGCCTAACCGTCTCCTCACCGATGCGATTGAGCGCCGAGCCCATTTCGGTGCGAGGGCCGCATTTCTGTTTGTCAAAGAACGCGATGTCCAGCGCAGCGCAGCGGTCACGCATGTTCACGACCCAATAGGGATCGTCGGCGCGATAGTGCGGCCCGCTCTCACCGCCATAAATGACCCAATCAATTCCTTCTAAATTGAGCCCATCGAGTGGACCGAGCGCTGGCTCATAACTGATGAACCGCACGGCCGCATTCACAGCACGCAATATCTCTACGCGGTGTGCAACGCGCAGATCTTCGACCGACGTACCTAACCAGACGTTGGCATACGGACCGCCAATGCCGCCAATGCCCCAATCGTCAGGCAAGAATCTGAGAATGTTCTCCGGCCGTTTAGTGAGTAGTTGCCACCAGAGAAATGGCGTCTCGCGGATTAACTGCCAGAGATCACGTCGCGGCGCTTCCCAATCCGGATGATCTTCGAAGACATCCGCGAGCGACGCGCAGAAGACGCGATCGGCGATCCCCTTCTCTCTGCAGTCGCGATTCCAGCGTCGTGGCTTCTGCCAATTCGCATCGCTCGTCCGGGCCCGGTGTGTGGTCTTCGCCGGTCCCCACACCCCTTCACGATGCATGACCGTCGTGACTTGCTTTTCGGCGTAGCAGTGTTTGCAGCCGTCCGACACTTTCATGCATCCTAAAACCGGATTGAAAGTGTGGTGGGTCCACCCAATCGCTGTGGTGTCACCCATTAGACTGCCAGCCTCCGTGCGCCGGCAAGCCGCGCGAAAAGTAGCACGGCCGGTCGATGCGCCTTACTGATATTGCAATGCGGACACGCTATGACCAGGTTCTCGGGGTCGTTGCTGCCACCGACAGCAATCGCGACGAAGTGATCAACATGGTAGCGCGTTCCCAGCCACGCGTAGCAGAAAAAGCAGCGATTGCCCTGTTCTTTCCGCTGGCGCTGAACATCTTCGAATGTGTGCCGGCCGACAGCTAGTTTTGAAGCTTGGCGGTTCCTGCAATTCCGGTTTACGCGTTCGGGATTCGCCCTTTGCCAAGCCCGAGCCTTTTCTCGCGTGCGCTGTCTGTTCGCCTCGGCCCAAGCGCGCGAATACTGGCGGGATTCCTCTCGATGCTGCTCACGGTACGCAGCTCCGTAAGCTCTCGCCTTCTCTCGGTTCGCTACGCGGGATGCCGCTTGTTCAGCGCGACGCGATTCTCGGTAGGCCCGGACCTTGTCGGGATGGCGATCGCGATACCGCTTGTATTTGTTGTCCTTCGCGTCTTCCATACTCCCACCCTCGATGACAGCGGGTTGTGAGCGGAAGAGTAAAACTCTTTACTTGTTGGCGCAAGACTGCGTTACGGATGCAGGTGCAATCCGAAGTAGCGGGCGTTCTGCGCAGGCGGGTAGCACTCGACGGCTTCGCTGATTTTGAGTCCCCACGTGAGCGCCTGCGCGAGGCACGCGCCCACGGAGAGCCCATCGAGCTTCCACCGGAGTGCGTTCGGGATCGGGGTCTGCATGCGCGAGAGTCCCAGCGCGTCCAGCACTGCAGAATCCACCGACGTCAGCCCACCGGCCTTGCCCAGCGTGAGAAAGATCGTGGTGGGCTTCCGGATGTTGGGCAGCATCGTGCGCCAGTGCTGCCAGGGCGAGCCGTGCGTGTCGACGTCGACCACGTCGTACGGGAGGTTCGGCTGCGCGAGGAGCCTCACCGAATCGATCGCGAGCCGCCCTTTCTTCGCGACGCGATCGACGCCCCAATACCGCACATCGAACTCGTGCCGGAGCTCCGACCACAGGCGCGCCTCGGCCTGGCAGCAATCGATGACGGTGGTCTGTCGATCGACATGGTAGCGGTTCAGGAAGTGGCGCCGCAGCTCCAGCTTCCCCTCGAGCTCCGCGTTGTCGTTCTGCGGCGGCCGCCCACCAGGCGTAAACGTCTTACCCGGAACGTACGTCATTCGGTTGCTCTGAATGCTCGTACACGATCCACAGATGCTCACCACTTGCAGAGATTTCGCACTTGTCACCCCCGTAGCACGAGAGACAATCGCCGCAATGATCGCAGAAGTCCTCGCCGCACTCTGGCCGGCGATGCTCCTCGACGCGGATTATCGCGCCCGTGTCTTCGTCGCTGATGTGGCAGCGCATCGCTAGCCGGGAACTACGTCATCAGGCGGGATGATCGCCGCGAGCGCCGCGAGAATGCGCTGGCCAGCGAGCCACATCGCTTTTACCTCTGGCGGTCCCGTCACGGGCTCGCCCATGCTGTTCGCAGCGTCGACCATTTGCGCCTGCCACGCTTCGACGGCTTCGCATAGCGCCTCGACGCCTTCGCGCGTGACCTTGTACGGAGAGTCACTCGCCAGCGCAGCGTTACACAGCGCCATGAGGCCCACGACGCCTTTCGCGTTGAAGAGTGTGGCGGGCGGCTCGATGTCACGCAGGATGATCCCCCGCCCCTCTCCCTCGCCGTGATCGTCGTGAGCGAACGTTGCTGTCACCGGCTCGAGGCCAAAGTCTTCGAGAATCACCCAACCGTATTTCGCGTGAAAGAGCGCGCGCCACTGCTCGCGTGAGAGCGCCGGTTCGATCTCGCCAGGCATCGTTATCTCCGGCGATTCCCGATCGCGACCTCGCGAAGCGGTCGATTGTCCGGCATGAGTAAATCCGTCTCGCAGCCTGGCGGAACGAAGCCGGAAAAGGTCGCGTGGCTCATCCCGTTCCCCTTGCATAGCGGACAATCGCGGTCGCGCCCTGCGGCGTAGCCGGAACCGCCGCACGCGCTGCACCGATGGTGAATTCGCGCGACGAGCCAGTCGTCACCGATCTCGCGCACTGTCGTGTCAGACATTGGCTTTCTTCGCAGGCGGTTTCTGTTCGTTCGCCGTGAGCTCGACGAAGACGTCAGGCGTCAGCGAGATCGCTTCGATGTGCTCCGCGATCTCAATGTACCGGCCCGTGGGGATGCCGACGAGCGCCCATGTGTAGTGCGGGAACGGTGCGACCTCGACCGGCTCGAGCGTGACGGTCACGTCCTCGCTGAGCAGCTTCGCGAGCTCCTTGTCGTCGAACCCCGTGACGGTGAGGTCGTCGACGCCGAGTTCTCCGATCAACTGCAGCTCGCGCCGGAGCAGCTCCTCATCCCACTCCGCCCAGCTCACCGACTTATTCGCGAGCAGCCGGAACGCATGCACCTGCGCTTCCGTGAGGTCGTCCGCGACAATCACCGGAATGGTGCTCATGCCCTTCGCTTCAGCCGCTCGAGCGCGCAGGTGCCCGTCGATGATCGTGCCGTCCGATTTGATCAGAATCGGAATGCGGAACCCGAACTCCTCGAGCGCGCCCACCATGCGGTGCAGCGCCGGCTCGTTCTTCCGCGGATTGTTCGGGTACGGCCGGAGCTTCGCGAGCTCCCACTCTTGGACCTGTAGCGGCGCGGAGTCGTTAGACACGTTCGCTCCCGAACGGTCGATCGGCCGCACGCGGAGCTCTCGATGCCGATTGAATCAGCGAAGCGCCGAGATCTCGCGCGCGGGAGGCTGCCCATCGCTCCGCCTCGTAGCGCGCCATCCCGACGTTGCCGCGCTCGGCCCACCAGCTCGCGCTCTTGCTGCGCTTCGCTTCCCAGGCGCTGACTTGGACGACGATGGCGAGATTCAGCTCCCGATCGCGCACCGTGTACGACCATTCGTCGTCCGCCCTGCTCTCGAGGTGGGGAGTGACCGTGTACCGCGCATTGCGGTACGTGCCATCCTTCTCGCGCCACGGAAAATCACTGGATTCCATGACCGCAATAGTAAAACTCTTGCGGCGATGCGTAAAGGCTAACCGGTGCTCTTCCCCTCAGCCCGCGCACGCACCGCCTTCGCGATAGTGCTCTCCCACTGGCCCGTCGTTTTGCAGGCGCCGCCTTTGTCGCCAGTGTAGTGGGGCGTGACGAGCAGTGTGGAGTTCGCGCTGTCGCCGCGCACGAGAAACGTGAAACCGACAAAGTAGGCGTGCTGGCCGAATCCGCAGTCCCCAGCGACCGCCTCTTTATTGCGAATGCCCCAGCTCTCCAAGCTCATTGGCCCACTCTCGAGGAGACCTGATTCTTTCGCGACGGTCTTCGTGGGGATCTGCTGCGTCACCAGCGTCTCGACGAGTGCATCCCAGGTGCGCGAGACCGGTGCAGCGATCGGTGTCGGATTCGGCTCAAGCGGCGCCGGCGCAGTCTGCGGATGACCAACCGTGCAGGCAGACACCGCTGCCAAGATTACGAATGTATTAAAACGCCGGTTTTGGTAACCGTGTACGATTTTGTTCACGACCCACATAACTCCCTCGGTGACACAGACTTGCCGAGGGAGTGTAGCGGGAGCCGCGGCCTAACAGTTAACGGTTTCTCTTCGGGAGCGGATCGGCTGGCGCCGCACGATAATTCCCCGACTCCTGATCTGCGGGGTTTTCACGTGCTGCTGTTCTGGCTCATATCGGCCGGCATCTTCGGCGCTGCCGGCGCCTTCCTCCTCGACGCTGCTGATCGGGGCGGTGAAGGTTTCATGTGGGGATTTCTGCTCGGCCCGATTGGACTCGTGATCGCCTGGGTGCGACGAGATGATGCACTTCGGGAGCGCGAGGAGAAGGCACGTCGGCACAAGACGGACGCGACACCCAACCGCGTCGGGATAAAGCCGGAGCCAGCCACACCGACAAAGCCGCAGCAATTGTCGCCGATCGAAGAGCTCGAGAGGTTAGCGGCGCTCAAGGAGCGCGGACACCTCACAGACGAGGAATTCGCGAGGCGCAAAGCGCAGTTGTTGGGGACGGATCCGCCACCGCAGCCACAGGTCCAGCGCCGTCGATTCAAGTGAGCATTTGCTACGCCGCGTCATAGCCAATCGTCGGTTCGATCGAGTGAGCCAGTCGTCTGAAAAGCTCAGACATGACCGGCGGTGTGACGGCGTTGCCGTATTGCTTCACTCGGTCGCGCTTGGTGCCAACTACCACGTAGCTGCTTGGGAATGCCATCGCGGCCCCGATCTCGTGGGGCTGGAGCATCCGGAAATAGCAGTCGTCCACCGAGAGCTTTTCCTGCGGCACGATCAAGCCAGAGCGATCGCGTGTGCTGACAGTCGGCATCCCATCCTCTACGCTCGCCACCTGGCCGCCACCCTGGTAATACTGCGTGAGGAATGGCAGTCGCGTCACGAGCGCGCTCTGTTGCTGAGCGGTTTGCGTCATCGTGGGCTCTGAGAGATCGCCCACGTGCATCGCCTTTGCGTCCCGCAGCGACAGGAGCGCGGCACCGGTGATCAGCGCTGGATTGTTGCCACCGGCGTGCACCGTCATGAGCGGATCGTCAATCCCGCGGACGCGACACGGCGTGCTATTCGTGTTGGCGCAACCAACAATGAACGGCGCGTCTGGTGTGATGAGAAGATGCTGAGATTCACCGGTGGTTACTGCGGGCAGTGCAGCGTCGAGCGGCTTTGTCTGATCCCCCATTCGACGCATCGCGATGAATGCCGGAGAGACGAGCGCGGCTGACATTCCGGATGCGACGAGCGTTGGTGTCGGATCATCGAGTCCGGTCGCGCTCCGTTCAATATGCGACTGCTCGGTCCCACGGAGCTTCACCAGAAAGGGCGTCGTCACCGCGAAATAGTTGTCCCAGCTCGGCACGGTACCTAACGGCCGAGTGTCCGCCGGCCAGGCGCGCGAGCTGTCGCGCTCCCCTTGCTTGACGTTCACCACCAGCACGCGATTGCCGTACTTGTCGAGCCCGTACTGGACGCGATCGCGCGTACGCTGGCGCAGCGGCTTCGGTCGATCGCCGATCCGCTCGCCCGGAATCGAGAAGTCGATCGCGTTGAGCGCCGCGAAATAGTATGGGGTCACGGTGCTGTGGCAGTGCGGGCAGGCATACACGTACTGAAATCGATACTTCCCCACCCAACGGCCATTCTTGAATGTCTGGCGAGCTCGCACGTCCGCGCTGCATTTGAAGCACGGCGCCCACGGCCTGACGTCGAGGTCCGGCGCGCGATTCCCGCTCTTCCAGAACACGATATAGATGCGGTCGCGCGATTGTGGCGTCGGGTGGCAGAACATCGAATTGAGCGAGACGATCTTGTGCGCGTATCCCAGCGTGTGCATCGCGCGCAGCCAATCGTTGAAGAGCACCCAGCGTAGCACCTCCACGACGTTCTCGACGATGATGCCGTTGTAGTCGTGGTACTCGGCGAACCGCGGCACGTCCCACATGGTGGCGCGACTCCGCACGGTCGAATCGTCGGCCGCGGCGGGAATGAAGAAATCCCGCTGTGGTGCGGGCCGGCGCCGGTTCCCGCCCGCTGGCGAGTGTGTGGTGCACTCCGGGCTCGTGATGAGGATGTCCGTCGACGGATAGCGGCGCGGATCAGTGTTGGAGACGTCCGCGCGCTCGATGACGCGAACGCGCTTCCCGTGATTAATCGTGTAGGTGTCGATCGCCTTGTCCCAATGGTTGAGCGCCACCTGCACCTCGGCGCCGGCAGCGATCGCTCCCTCGGAGCTGCCACCGGCGCCGCAGAACTGATCCGTCACCGTGAGAGTGCTCGATTTTTTGCGCCTGCTCTTCCCCATTCAGCCCTCACTCAGTGACGCCGCGACGCGGCCATAGAAGTCTGCTAATTTCGTGTTGCCGACGATCCGCCAGGAGCGCGCGACGCCTTCCGCCGTTAACCGCGCCGCGTGCATCGCTGTCATTCCATCGCGCCGATCGCCCTGGTGCTGCACCAGCATGCGCCTGGCGCACTGCGTGATGGTCTCGAGGCCGGAGTTGCGGAGATCCTCATCCGTAGCCGGCGCGGGAGAATGGCCCTCGCGCAACGGCTCCTCGAGCCATTTCTGCGCCTGTGTCGAATCAGCCGCGGTCACAGCAGCCTCCCCGCTCCGAGCGCCAACCGCGCGCAGAGGAACGCATCGGTGTAGTCCTTCGTCTTCGGGAGCGGGGGTCGCGTCTCTTCCGTGCCGTCCGTCAGGTTCATCGCGACGAGTGCGAAGCATTCCGCGGAGCAGTAGAGCCACTCGTTCGCGTCCGTGAGCCAGCGCTCACCGGCCGCCGCCTTCTTATCGCACCAGATGCAATGCGATCCGGCCTCGGCGAGTACCACCGCCGGCAGAGTGGATCGATCAGATGGGCAAGCCATCGTCCTCCTCCTCGATGCCGAAATCAGCAAACGTGTATTCGGTCCCGAGCACCCGGTTGATTTCGTCCAGGAGTTCGGGCGTCCAGCGCGTCACGGTGGTGCCCTTTGGGCTCATGGCGCCGCAGCGGGTCAGTGGATAGGCGATCGCCTCGAGCTGCTCCGTCGCGTCGTTCGCGCGCCGCACTTCGATCGCGATGCCGTACCGGTCGAGGATGACGCGGTGATCGATCTTGATGGCGGGCGTGGAGCCCATGGGCCGCGGGAGATCGCTCTCGCTCTCGCCAGCTGTCGCGAGCTGACCACCGCCCAAGTGCTCCGCGAGCCGTTCGCGCTCGCTTTCCGTCAAGTTCCGGAACCCCGTGATGACGCGCCCGTCGCACACGCAGGCCGCGCCGATGAACGCCGCCAGGTCCGCGGCGCTCGCATCCATGAGCCCGCGCGCCACACGAGGCTCGGCGAAGTAGACCTTGCAGTCGTGACCGATAATCAGCGCGTTGCCGCTCTTCCGGTCGAATTGGATGTTGCGGCAGATCAGGAGGTCGGGGGTCATCGGTCAGCCCTCCCGGCAGCGGAGCTCGATCAGCAGGTTTTCAATGCGACCGAGCATGTGGCCGAACGTCGTCGGTAGGCTGTGCGATTCTCCGGTCTTCGCGTAAAAGTCCACCGAATTCCCGAGTTCCACGACCTCGCGGAGATTCGTGATGGCGTGCTCAACGAGCGGAGAGTGCTTCAGGTGCTGGATGAAGCGCTCGGCATCCTCGGCCTGCTTGGCCAGTATGGCGCGATTCTCAGCGCTCATGCCGTCGCGCTCGACGTCAATGCGTTCGGCGCTGGTGAGTTCGTTCAGGTCCATCGGATACGGGGTGTGTGTCACGGTCTCGGCCCTCGGTGCAAGCGGTTGGAGATGTCCTACACTGGAAGAGTAAAACTCTTAACTTTATTACGCAAGAGTTTTATGGCACCAAGTAGACGACCGTCTCAGGGCCCCGTAAAACGAGGAGCGCCGGGCCTCCTTCCAACGGGGGCCCGGCGCTCAGATCGCGCCTCAGCGCGGCGTTTAGGAGCGGCTGCGGTTCTTTCGGCGGCTCTTGCGAGCCTCGCGGTTGCGCCGGCGCCGAGCGGCCAGCATGCGCTCGCGCGGTTTGTTGTTGCCCCCGTGACGGAAGTGACCGGGCCCGAGCTGCGTGGGCAGCAGCTCCGGTTCCTCTACCCTCGCGATCGGAGCCTGTCTCGAGCCGATCGAAACCGCTGGGATCGACGCGGCGACGGCGAGCATCGCAGCCGACATACCGCGATTGTAGACGCTAGCCATTGGATGCTCCCGGCTTCCGCGGCTGGCCCGCTCTGGCGAGGATGTGGCGCACGCTCTGGACGAATCGAGCGGACATCATCGGCTGACGGTCATACTGCGCCAACAGGTCCGCGATCTCTTGCAGCACTCCAGCCTGCTGGAGGTTCTCGAGGGCGGATTTCAGGAGCACGAATCGATCGCCCTCGGCGTAGGCGCCCAGGCGGATCAATGTGTCATCGATGCGATTGCTCTCCGTGAGCGGCACCCAGGGCGTGCAGTTCGCGTTGTCGTGCTGGAGGATCAGCGGCCGGCCGTACATGCCGAGCATGTAGAGCCCATAGGTGAAGTCACCGGTATTGCCAATGTGCATGGGGCCACGAAAGCCGAGCGCTTCCAGCTTCGCCGTGTACTCTCGGTACGGCGTCGGGAGCTCGACGCCCTTTTCCGTTTCGGTTTCCATCGAAATTCACCTCGGGGGTGAATGGGTGAAGAGAGGGAGGTGCGCCGAGGGGACTAATGGGACGCTCGGCGCGATTCGGAGTCCCAGCGCTCCTATCGCATCAGCGAAGGAAGAGACATTCGAATGCGGACGAGCCGTAGAACTTCGTTGTCGTGCTGGCGAGGATGAGCGGTTTCTCACCATGCGGGGTGTGGAAGGCGCGACCGATCGACCACACCCACTCCTCGGTCTCCGCGTCGCAGTAGTCGATGCCTTCCTGCCACACGTCCGGCGAGAGGATGTAGTCGCCCGCTGCGTTGCGCTGGCAGCCCGAGAGATCGAGGCATTCGCCGCGCTCGAGCTTGTCCCGCATCGCGCGGTTCCGGAGGCCGGCATACCGCCATTGCCGTGCTTTGCGTTCGCCTGGTGCGTCGTCGTCGCGCGGGTCGTACGTGGTGGGATCGACGTGCATGTCGTCGGTGAACTGCGCCCAATCGCGCGCGTAGAGGTCCCGCTGCGGCTCCGCGAGCACCAGGTTGCGATCGATCAGGACCTCGGCGAGCCGCCGGCACGCGTCCTTGTCGAATGCGACGCGCTTGGCGCCGATGAGATCCTTCGGGGCGAGCTTGCTAGCCGCAGAGTCCACGGCAGTCGTCACCGCCGAGGGCGGAAAGAGATACCCGCGTCGACAGAGCTCGATCGCGACGCGGGCGTACGCAATCTCGATCCACGAGCCGTGACGCATGCAATCCCGATAGAAGAACTGACGCGCTGCGCACGGGAGCTGCGACACCTTCTCCTCGGCGTCCGACTCCGCGCGCACGTACTTACCCGAATGCTTGGTCTGCATGATGAGAAGCGGGCCAGCGCTTGTTAGGCGCTGGCCCCCGGCGACGGTTAGTCTGTCAGTGCGTACAGGGAATCGAGTACGGTTTGCTTCGTACGGGCGAGCTGGCCTTGCCACAGCGAGGCTAACCGCGAATCACCCTCGACCTTCCAGAGATCCGCATCGTGGTCGATCGACTGCACGGCCGCGTTGTAGCTCTCCCACGCTGAGTGATCACCGGTGTGGCCATCGCCGTCGACCCAGAGCGTCGAGAGCCGATCGCGCTTCGCCTGGGCGCGTGCAGCGGCCTTCTCCCACGCGGCCGTCGCGATGCGGTTCTTGCTCGCGCGCTCGCCTTCCGGCTTCTCCGGGAGTGGGGCGATCACGTCCAACACGTGGCTGGAGAACTCCTCTTCCGAGAGGAACCGCTGGCGGAGCGCGTCATACTGGCGCGCCACGATCGTGAAGCTCGTCGTCAGCTCCGCAACGATTTGCGCAACGGCCTCGGTCGTTCGGCTCTTCACATTCGCGCGGTGAAACACACGGAGCGCGCGATCCATGCCGAGCGAGCCGCGGTTGAACGCGATGCCTAACGTGTTGCGGCAGACGACGCGCTGGGGCGTGACGGAGACCGATGCCTTCCGTTCGCCAGAGTGGTTGTTGGCGACGAGCAGAAACGGAACGACCTCGCCCGTGTTGAAGACACCAGGCAGATCGAGCGAGAGCCGAACCTGCATCCATACGTCCTTGCCCTCGCGGAGCGTGCCACCGGTCTCCAGTGTTGCGATACCAGCCTCCAGGATGGGATCAAGCGTTGCGAACGCGTCGGCGTTCTGCAGTGGCGTGTACGTGCGGCCCACGACGCCCAAAACCTTATTGCGATCGGTGCGGACCGTCGCGAATGCATCCGGCACGGCGAGATTGATCGTCTCCCCTTCCCGCACTTCCACAACCGCCTCGAGCGGCCGCGTCTCGACCTCGAAGTTGTGGCCCGCGAGCTCCATCGCCTTTGCGCGGCTCGGCGCTTCGGCGATCACGATGCCCTCGCGATGCCACATGTCTTCTTTCACGGAGAAGACGGTGGCCACCCCGTTCTCGTGTTTGTCGAGCTCGGGGTTCCGGAAAACCTGCGTCGAGCCGTTGCGGGTCTGAACGAACTCTGCTCTGTCGTACATCTCGATACCCTCGCGGTGAAGAGTCCTAACTGCCTGCACGAGAGTATAGTAAACGTCTTTACTTATGTTGTCAAGTATTTTACTGACGTGGTGTATTCTGGCGAGTGTCATGCGGTTACGTCTCGCCGCCCTGAATGAACCGGAGCTGCGGCGCCCAATGCCAGCCGATCGCGAGCGAGTATTCGCACCAGGGCAGGCGCGGGAAGATTTCGCCAAACGGCGGCACGGGGCGGCATAGTCCGACGGGCTCGCGCTCCCACAGTCTGATGCCGTTCCCGCGCATCAAAACCTCGAAGTGTTCGGCGATCCCGATCACGAACGCCCGCTCGACTTCCGGCGCGTGAACGAGCAGAAAGGCATAGCCGCCGCCGCGTAGGGCCGCGCGCAAGTCGAGTAGCTGGTGCTGTTGCTCGGTCGGGTGCACGTACGTCGCGCCCTTTTTCTTGCCGAGCACTTTCGCGTCGAAGTAGACGGGCGCGGGGTGCGCGAGAATGCCGCCGAGCGCGAATTCGGTGGTGCGACAGCTCGGGTCGATATTCACGTGTCCCGCGTAGTCGCAGCGGCCGTTACCGACGGGCGTCCATTCCCATTTGTCGCCGCGGCGAACTTTCTTGAATGGCGGATACTGCTCGAGCACGAAACCCCAGCCACGATTGAGATAGTTCTCGTGCGTTCCCCTGAGCTGCTGCTGAAACGTTGCGCCCGTCCGCGATCGCTTCTGTCCGATCGCGCGCTCGTCCCTGGCGGCCGCTGCGCGCTCGAGCGTCTTTTCGTCGACGCCCGGATTCATCGCGCGAAGTCGATCGAGTTTGCTCACGCGACGTCCCCGAGCGCGAACTGTCCGGACTCGCGGCCTTTTCGAGCGGCGCGCTGCTCGTACCCGATCGCCACGTGGCAGTCGTGGCAGACGAGCCGCAGATTCGCGGGATTGTCGGTCCCACCGTCTTTGACCGGGATGACGTGATCGACCTCCCACCATGGCTCGAGGTCGCAGCAGGTTTCGACGCCATAGTCATGAATCGCGACGAGCCCCGGCAGCACGCGAGGGTACCAGCTCCGCGTCTCCCATTCCTTCGGCGGCTTGCCATCGCCGCGCTGCGGATCCGGCGTCACCATGAGGCTCGCCCACGGCTGGTAGAGTGTCAGCCCGACCATGCGAACGTTAGGCATCGCGGTTCATATCCAAGGCGTTGGCGATATTGCTGGTGAGTTGTTTTACGCGCTCGTCCGTTGTTGGCACGCGGAGCTGCCGCTCTGAGTTAGCCACGGTCGCCGCGCGCTGATACGCGTCGGCGAACCTGCGCTGGAGCGCCGGCCACTTCTCTTCTGGGGTGCCCGCGATCTTTGCTAAGCCGCCGACGTCGAGCACCGCAGCCTTGGTTGGCGGGTCGAACTCCAACCAGCTCGCGTACGGGACGAACTGGACGCCGCCGTACCGGTCGATCATCGCATTCACCGATCGCAATGCGCGCTCCGCAGCTTCGTTCGGGCCGGCGAAGATTTTCCCCAGCAGCACGGCCGGCGCTGGCCAGAACTTCTCTGTCACCAGCGTCAGTTGAACCGCGCGCTCGAATTGCTCGGTCGTGAGTTGCGGGTTCAATACCGCGAAGTAGGCGCGCCCGACTGGCGCATCGATCTCGCGTCCGAATGCCCCCGCGAGGAGAGCCATGCCAGCGCTGAAGGCGTCTTTGTCGATCATAGCCCATCCAGTGCGTTGCGAACGTTGTTGAACGAGCGCTGCGCGACACCACCGCGCACGCGGCCATTCGTCGCTGGCCTACCGACGTGAACGCCTTCGCTCTCCTCGGCGATCGCCGTTGCAGCGTCCTGCACGTAGCGCGTGACCTGGCGGCTCGAGATGCCACCCACGTGATCACCGTTCGCGCAGAGGTGGATGAGTCCCCGCGTGATTGCATCGTCAGCGTACACCGGGCCCCCGATGCCTTCGCGGAGGGAGCGTACGAACCCCACGAACGCCTCGGTGTGCTCGACCTCCGCGATGATCAGCCGGAACGACTCTGCGGCAGCCGGAATCCACTCAGTGAGCTGCGCGACCGCTCGGCCTCGCTCGTCATCGCCGGGCTCGTCATCTTCTGGCGCGCGCGGGTGAGAGAGAGGCTGTTGTAGTTCCGTATCCGTTACCGTACCCGTAGCGTTCGGATGTCCGCGTGACGTCCCACCGGATTTCCGCGTGACGTCACCGGGACTGTCCGGCGGCTGTCCGGTCTTTTTCCGCTCGCGTTCACGCTGTTTCCGCAGGCGATCGGCCTCGCGGCGCTGCTCGAGCGCGCCCTGGTAGTCGTCCCAATCCTTTATCCGACCATCGGTTAGATGATGCTCACGGATCACGGCCGCGAGTTGCCCCGGCTGACCTGTCCACCCGCACGCGTCCTCGATCCACGTGTCGGAGAGTCGGCCGATATAGCCGCCGTTGTCGGCGATCACGCATTGTGACCAGAGCGACACGACGGACCCGATCGCCGCGACCCGTGACAGTCCGCAGGATGTCCGCAGGACGTCAATCAGTCGCGAGTGCGAGAGGTTCGCGTCGACGCGCAGCCAGGTCATGATCAGCCGACGCGTCGTTTCGGTGTGTCGAGGAACTGCGCGTGCACCCAAATCCGAATCGGGCGGTTCTTGCTCTTGCGGTGTTTCGACGCCTGGTACCCCGTAGCCACTCCACCAGCTTCCCGCATAACCGATGCGCCAAAGCTGAGGGTGCGTCCGGCCTCTTCTCCGGTCAGCCATCCTCGTGTCTCCGCCATAAAGCGCACTTCGTCGAACGTGACGCCGTGCGGTCCTGCCGACTGCAGTCGTTCCTTCGCGAGCGTGACGAGCCTCGCTCTGATCACCTTGACCCACTCCTCGTGCTGCTCGGTGGGCGTGAGCTCGAGCTGATCGCCATTGCGGTTAGGCATAGCGGCGAAACTCCACCCTCGCAGTGGGATCGAGCATTGGGGCGCGGATGCAGATCAGCTCTCCGTGCAGCTCACAAAAGGGGCCCGTGAGCGGCCAGCCAGGTGAACGGCCGCCGCTCGCGACGATCTCGCCGACAGCGTTGTCGGCGCACCGACCGCTCGTGCTGGCGAGCATGTACGGGCCTTCGAATCCGCAGCGCGGCACGTTAGGCGCTCGCCTTAGCCGCTTCGACGCGATTGAATTCCGCCGCCATCTCGCGCGCCTTGTCGAGCGTCGCGAACTGCTCGGAGAAAGCGCGGGCCACTCCCTCAGGGTCGTCCTTAAAAACTTCCCATTCGCTCGATCCCGGCTTGCCGTCGCGAGTGCGCACCCCCCACGGGCCGCGCGAGACCCAAGCGTCCACGTCATCGACCCCTAACGACGGTGCGTCCGGATTCTCGGCCGGCGGCTTCTCCGGCTCCGCCATGACGCGTCGCATCGGCATGAGGAGCCCGCGCACGGGTGCCTCGCCCTTGGCGGTGAACGCGATGAATCGATTGTCGCCATGAAACTCCAGCTCCGCCGACGCGACCCCGCGCAGCTTGCCGAGGAGACCGTACAATCGTGTCGCGATCAGCATCCCCTCGACGCGCTCGACCGGTATGACGTCGAGCTTCAGGTTCCGCCAATCGGGATACTCCGCATCGAACAGCCGGAGATCGATGCGCTGGCCACACGCGCGCAGCGTGACACGCTCCGTCATGAACTCGGCCCCAAGCGCGATCTCTGGCGCGTCGTCGTGCGGCGAGAGGGACAGCGTGAGCGTTTCCCCGGCGTGCGCCTCCTCGCCGGTGACGCGGAGCAGTGCGCGCATGAACCCAATGCCGAATCCATCGGGATCCATCACGACCACGCTCTGCGTGGGCCGGTGCTTGTGTGGCCACGACGCGTCCGCATCCTCGACGCTCGGCACCCAGCACCGAAAGAGCGCAGTGCCGTCGGTGCAGACGAACTGCACACCCGAGTCGAACCATTCGAGCGACATCGTCCGACAGAGAATCGGGCGCTCCTTATCCTGCGAGGACGCGAGGAACGTATTGAGCCAGGCGATCGCCGCGGCGCGTGCCGGTACGGTAATGCTGAGCGTCGTCTCAGTCGGTGCGGTCATACGTGGCTGCTCAACGGGTGAAGAGTGAACGAGAGTTTAGACTGCTGCGGCAATTCCGCAATGTGTTACCAAGCAAACGGTAAATCTTTACTCGAATAGTTAAGCAATCATCGGACGCACGAAGTGCCACGCTTGGCATTGGGAGCTACGCGACCTCAGTCGGGGTCAGCGTAGTGCGAGCAATCGGGATCGTGGTCGCTGAAGTCCGCGACGGAGCGTTTGCACTCCGAGCAGACGTGCTTTACCGGCGCGATCGGCGTCTCGCTGCCCGTGAACATGTCGGGGTGCGTGGCCGCCGGTGCGGCCGGCGTATCCGCGTATGGATCGTCGCGGTTATCCACGACGCGGCGGAGTGTCGGTGATGCCGCCGTGCCCTGCACGACGGTCTCCACCGGTACCGGGCGGCCTTCGGCATCCTGCTTTCGCTCGAGCTGCGCGACGAGCGCATCGCCATCGTTGTAGCTGGCTGGGTTGAGCGCCTTGGGCTCGGGAATCGGGCCCTGTGGGGTCGGCGGTGCAGTCTCCGCGATCCGCTCGCCCAGCTCCTCCGCCTCGGTCTCGATATTCGAGAAGGTGCGAGCGATCGCCATGAGCGGCGACTCAGCAGCTCCGGTGACGTGCGTCGAGATTTGCCGAACGGCACGCCGGACCGCCTGTGATTCTACGGAGAGCGCGCCGTTGTTCTCGTCCTCGACGATGGGGTTGGGTCTCCCTCCGCCTCCGCTGCTGAATTGCTTCACCGCCGTGCCGCCGCCCGCCTGCTTCCAGCCCACGATCTCGTGACCACCAGCGGCGAGCACGACGTGAAACGCCACGGCGTTGATCGCTTGCTCGCGCGCGCCGAGCTCACGACGGCGTTGCCAGCGACGCCAGTGTTCTTTCCGTGACCAGTCCCGCATGTCAGCCGGTGCGGATTCATCGCCCGCGACCTTCAGCAGCTCCGGATCCGCGCTGATCCGTTCGAACCAGAAGTCTTTGACGATGCCAGACGACCGGAGCTCGCCCAGCTTCCGCAGGTAGAACTCGCTGTTGGGATACGGACAGCCACCGAGGATATCGATCTCCGTCAGTGGGTCCATGCCGTAGCGCATGCAATACTGCGCGACCGCTCGGCGCATCGTGGCCGTGAGGTTCTGTCCCCACGTCTGGGCCGCGACGGCGGCAACGATCTGCCCCTCGATGCGTCGCTGCTCGAGCCGCGCCTCAACGTCTGGCGGGAGACTCCACTTCCGTTTGCCACCCGCGAGATCGCCGGCCTCTTGGGCTTCGCGTTGCTCGCGCTCTGTTGGTTCGCGCGCTGCTGTCGCCATTCGCAACCTCTCATGTCGCGGTTGACTTCTCCGCGCCGGGCCGTAACTTCCCCGGTGCGCTTCTAGCCTGCCAAGGTGAAGCCGAATTGCTCTCGCAACGAACGCCCTCGACGCCTGCACGCCTCGGGGGCGCTTCGTTTACTACCTACTCATTTCTTTCGACCGCGCTTCGCTGGCGTTGATTCCTTTCCGCTCGCGTCACGGCCGGTCGGTAAATCCAACAGCTTCTCGAGCTGCCGCTGTGCATCCGCGGCTTCACTGAGCGCGCTCCGTACCATCTTGCGCTCGCTCGGTGACAACATGCGGCGACCTGCGAACCGATCGACGACAGACCTGGGGCCCGTCGCTTCACGTATCGAGGTCGCCTGGGGAAAGAGGGTTGCCGCACGCTGGGCAGACCTCCGCTGGCTTCCAGATCACATCGACCGGAATCCCCAGAATATCTGCGGTCAACTGCCGCACCTTGTCGGACGTTTTGCCACTCGGGAGCTCGCCGACGAAGACGCGCGAGACCGTAGCGCCTGACGCGTCGCCAGCCTCGCGGCCGACGTCCGCCTGATTCCACGGCTTTCCCGTTTTCTTGTTCGGCACGCGCTGCAGGTTGTAGCGCAGCCACGCCCGGAGCTCGACACCATTCTCCGGCACGTCGATCAGCTGACGCGCCCTCTCGATGGCGGCGAGACGATCCGGTGGCTCCGCTGCCTCGATCGCCTCGAGTGCAGCGACGACCTCCGGATCGTCGAAGAGTGTTTTGGTCATTGCCCCCGCTGACACTTTTCCTCCAGTGTTGAGCGTAATAGTAAATGCGTTGCTGACGAAAGTAAAGAGTTTGCGTTTAGCCGACGTTCACGTGAGTTCTGTACTCAAATGCTGACGTGCCACGTGAAACATTCCGCACCGCGACCCTCAGTTTCTGCACGATTCGTCAGACGTTGGCGGCCCGCTGCACCGCAGCCCGCAAATGCTAACATGCGGACTTTCATGGTTTTATCAAGCGGGTAAAGACGAATTGTGCACAATTCGTCCACACGCGCTCGCTGGGGTTGGAAATGCTACGGGGTCCTAGGCGAGAGCGGCGGCTCATCCTAGGACCCCGTAGGCCCTTCAGCGCGAGTATGAGAATGGTGGCACTTCCGGCTGGATCTACCGCCGATCACCAGCATAGCCTTCGGCGTTATTCCGGGTACATCGACCCACCGCATGCGTTCCACGGCAGCGCCCCCGGCACCTACTGCCACCTGATGGCGTTCTGTCGCCCGGGCCTCACCGCTTCACCGCGAAACGTCGTAGCAAGCAACGTGACTGGTTCGGTTCGGTGAGTCCGAGCGAATCTGGAAGGGCTAGGTCGCTACGGGGTGCGCCGCTGCAAGTGACCGCCGAAGCGGGTTGAAAAGCAGTGCAGAGCCAAGCCGTCACCAGAGGATTGCTCCCTTTTCGCCCTACATGGCGGGGGCCGGAATTGAACCGAGCTGCCTTCGGGTTATGGGCCCGACGCGCTACCGTTGCGCTACCCCGCTTCAGAGACCTACCGGAAACTGCGCTGCGGAACCCCGCTTAGAGTTAGACAACGGTGATCCCGGTAGATCTTCGCAGTGTTTCGCCGTGAGGCCGGTACGCTGCGTGGACCGTGATCGCTAGAGTAAATGCCTTGCGGACTCTTGTCAAGACTCCGGACGCCGATCAGAACGGCTTCGACTGACCGCCGAACGCGACGCTCGTGCGGGTGTTCGCCGAGCTCGTTCCCTTCCCCTTCCCACGCGCACCCTGCTCGTGCTGGCCCGCGCCGCTCAGTTTCGATCCCGAGCCGTGCCGCTGGTGCAGCTGCGCGGTGGACCGGTTCTCGGGCGGGAACGGCGGCGGATTGATGTTGCTGGTGTTGGGGCTCGGGAACTTCTTGCCCCCGCCCTTCGGGAGTGGAGTCGTCCCGGATGATTTGCGCGCCATGATGACCTCGTGGTGAGAGCCTTACGGCCAGTGAAAGAGCGAGAGCTGTACGTCGAGTGTGAACCCCGCGCGCACCGTGCCGTCAGGCGCACGCTGAAGCCCGTAGCCGGGCCCAATCGACAACTGTGGACGGAAGTGGCTCCCCGAGCTTTGCGCCTTCTGGAGAGCCGGTGAGGGGCAAACGCCGGGATCTTGTTCCACGCGGTCGATCGAGAGCGCCAGCCAGCTCGGCCCTTCAGCCGTTGCGCGGGCCTCGCGGATCCCGTTCGCGTCTACCGCACCGCACCCCAACCGCAGATTCATGACGGCCGGATCGAGCGTCACGCGGAGATCCATCGCGCCCTTCGCGGGCGGCTTCGGCAGATCCACATCCGCGTGCGCCGTGTACGGTACCTGTCGAATGTCGAAGCTGCCGCTCCGGACGCCGGCCGTATCCTCGACGATCGCTCCGGAGCTCGATGCCTTTGCCTGCAACACCTTCACTGTCGCGGTCACCTGCTCGAGCGCGATGCGGTTCTGCTGCAGCGCCTGATCGAGCCGATCGTTCTGCTGTTGCTGCTGCACGGCGAGCCGCGTCACGCCCGCCACTGAATCCCCATACGTCTTCCGGAGCGCCGCGAGCTGCTGCCCCACAAGCGTCGTATCGCGGGTATGCTGGACGCGCTCATTGTACGCGTCGAGCGCCGCTTTCGCCTGGGCGCCCTCAGCGCTTCGCACGCGGCACGTCTGGACGCCCAACAGGAGCAGGAGCGCGGCGCACACGCCGATCAGGACCTTCGTCGCAGTGATCGGTCCCGAGACGAGCCTCATGGCGCCGTGCACTCCTTACCCTGCGCGATCATCGCGGAGTCATACTGCGCCGCGGTAAGCGTCGTCTGTGCCCACGCGGCGCGGTCGTTCACGTGGTCGCACGGGACGGTGTGGTCGCGGCGGACGCAGCCAGCCGCTGCGAGAAGCACGATGATAAGCGCGAGTCGCATTAGTGGCTCCCGTACGGGTCGAAGAGGAAGGGCCAGTGATCGCCCGGGTATTGGTGCGGCACGCTCTGCTCGCCATAGAGCTCGTTATGCCGATATTGCATGCAGTGCAGGAACTCGTGTTGCACGTACACGCGGTCATTCATCGAGCGCGTCGAGAGCGTGAGCGTGGTCGCCACGCCGTCGAAGGCCGCTTCACCGCGCGCGCCGCTCGGCAGTTGGTCGACGATCACGACATGCTGCACGAGCACTTCGAACGTGTCGCCGTACACCTTCCGCATCTTGCCGCCAATGTCGCGCTCGAGCGCCGACAGCCATTCGCGCCAGACCTCCGGGATCTGACCGGCGCGCACTGCAGCCGGATCGAGCGGCGGATACAGCGTATTCCAGCCGTGGAAGATCCGATACACGAAATGCTTGATCGCAAACCACATCGGCGAACCTCCAAGAGACGTAGTTAGGCAGCCAGCGCGCCGCTCCATCCTTCCGCACCGAGTATCACCGGCAGGCCGCCTAACGCATCGCGCCGCACCACATTGACGTCGAAGGAAGGAATGCCGGCCGCCACGACTTCATCCGCTTCGGTGCGCGCGCGCTGCTGCATCTGAATGCCGCGGACCGCAGGCTGCTGATCGGCGTTCAGGTTGTACGCGGCCCAATAGTGCGTGAACCGGAGCGAGTCGTAGAGCGCCTGGGCGGCGAGTCCCGCATGCCAGCCCACGTAGAGCCCCGGCAGATAGCCAGCGCCCGCGACGGCCGCATGCCAGAGGTTGCAATACGCGATCACGGTGTCGGGCGGCGTTCCCGGTGCGACGCCTTCCAAATCGCACCAGACCATCCCGCCAGGCGGCATCCCGAGTCGGGACGCTTCGCCGGCTGCGGTCGCACCGTTCGTGGCGCCTTTCTGCTGCGATGGAATCCACGTCTTATCCGACTCGACGTGCTGGACGAGCATCAGCCCCAGGCCGGCCGCGAGGATCCGTTGCGCCTCATCCGCGGTGCAGTCGAACGGATGGAACTGCTCACGACGGACGTACCGCACCGCGAATCGGTAGCCGGCGTCGACGAACGCGCTCAGCGCCGCTGGCGTGAGTGTGGCCGTACAGTCGAAGCCTTTGATACCGGCCGGCGCCGTGTAGAGATGCCCGTTGAGCATATGCTAACCCTGACCGCTGACGTGCGTGTCGGGTCCTGGGGTCTGTGGCGGGGCTGCCGGATCGGTTGGTGCCGGCGCCACGGAGACCTGCGGCACGATGGGATCAGTCGCCCGTCGGCCGCTCCGCACGACCCCGATAATCTGGACGGTCGAGTCGCGGAGGAATCCGAACGCGGTGAGCGCGCCGGTTGAATCGAGCAGATAGAACCCGATGAATCCGAACGCCGCACCGATCGCGACCACCCACCCCTCGATGCGATGATTGCCGATCCAATTGCGCGCGACTTCCACCAGGATGATGAGCGTGCCGAGCGCAGCGAAAAACCGTGCCGCCCACAGCGCTTGCCTGTGAACGCGCACGGTTTTCGGCGCTGTCATTCGCTCCGCTCCGCTCAGGCGCTTGGCGTCAGATGGTGCTCGATCCGCTTGAGCCACTCGACCCGGTCGCGCCGCCGGTGCTGGCGCTGGACGAGCTGCCGGCGGTGCCGGAACCGGTCGTGCCGCTGCCGGTGCTCGAGCTGGTGCTCGTGGTGCTCTGAGAGAGCGCATCGGCCTGCGCGACGATCGCGTCGAGCTTGTCGGCGATCGGCGAGAGCGCGGCCTGCGTCGCGGAGTCGGCGTTCTGTGCCGCGTTCTTGAGCTGATCCGACGCCGCGGAAATGTCGCTCGACAGCTTGTCGAGATCCTGCGCGATTCGGTCCTGAGCGTTCGCCATGAGTTGCCTCGTTGCAGTGAGAAGGGAGCCAACAGCCTCCAGCGTCGCGCCGATGAGGACGAACGTGACTGCAACGTCGCGCGCGAGCGACCGCAGATCGCGGCCCGCTCGCGTCAGTCCATCGGTCTCGGTCCCTGGTATCGGCGAAGTCGGTGGGGTCATCGTACCCGCAACAGTAAAAGCCTTGCACGCTGCTCGCAAGACTTACACCCGCTCAGTTACAACTAAGACGCCGGGCCGCTACTCCACTTCACTCCGTTCGCTCCGTTCGCCGCGGCGTTGGCGATCGTCGATCACCGCCACTTTGCGTTCCGTGACGCCCAGCCGCTCGCCGAACCCGTTCACGGCTGCGAGCATTTCTTTCTTCGCTTCCTGGATGTGATCAATTACCGCGATACGACTGTCGTCGACCGACTCTTTCAGGGACCGGAGGTCGCTCTGCGTCGCTC